CTCCGCGCCCGTGTCACCGGGCCGGAGGCGTGACCACAGCCGATAGGAGGCCGTGATGACCGTTGAGCTTACAAGCAGGGACCAGATGGTTCGGGAACTCACCCGCACCAAGAAAGCCGACCTCGTGACGATGGCGCTTGCCGTCGGACGCGAGCGCGGCTCGCGTTGGGTTTTGGGCGGCCCGACTGTCTGGAGCAAGGACCAGCTCATCTCTTACATCGTCGGAGAGCGTGGCGGACGTGGATTGGTGCACGCCGATGGGGGTCGGTCATGACCGTCGCCAGCCACACCGACGACGTAGCGATGGAAGCACTACGGTCGATCCGAGACCGGTCCGCGTGTCACGCCGAAGCAATCAGGATGGCGAAACGGGCCATTGCCGATCTCGGCCTCCCCGCGCTCCCAGCGGGCCCCGAGGACTTCAGCGTTCGCCGTGAACTGCTGTGGGAGGAGTTGACGCGCGACGTGACCAGCGGCGCACTCATGGTCGCCGCCGCGGAGCCTCAGGGTCCGGAGCTTGCTCGCTGCCTCGCGTGTGGACTGGTGTGCAGCCCCGACGCACGCGAGTGCGAGCGTTGTGGAGAGCCGACGCAGGCCGGAGAGATCACCGCGGAGGACTACTGCGCCTATGCCCGGTGGATGAACCGATGAGCGCCACCGCCTCCAAGGCCACGTCTCGCAACGGGCACACCGCCGACGACGTCACCTTCCCGCTCGACAGCTTCCGTGACGCCGCCACGCACCTCCGTCGACCGTTCACGCCCGCCGCAGTGAAGTTCAAAGTTCAAGCCACGTGGCCAAAAAGCGAGCCGACCGGTGGTCTGATCGTCAGCTACATCGATGCGCGTCTCGCGGTCGAGCGGCTGAACCTGATCGTCCCGCATCTCTGGTACGACGAGTATGAGCCGCTCGGCAAGAGCCTGATCTGCCGGCTCACGGTCGACGGGATCCGCCGGCAGGACATCGGCGACGGGACGGGCAAGGGCTTGTTCTCCGATGCGCTCAAGCGCGCTGCCGTGAAGTTCGGCGTCGGCGTGTCTTTGTACGCGATCCCGCAGATGCGTCTCAACGTCAAGGACGGCCACTTGAAGACCGTGCAGACCCGCGACGGTATGGGCCTCGCGCTCACGCCGAACGGTGAGTCGCACGTCCGGAAGCTGTACGAGGGCTGGCTGGATCTCCGTGGCCGTCAGGCGTTCGGCGAGCCGTTGGATCACGGCGACTCCGATGACGCGCAAGGCGACGCCGAGGTCGACGCAGGCGATCTTCCCGCAGTTGCTCCGCCCGTCGTAGCGCCTGCGGTTGAGATGGCAACGCCAGCGGATGTCGCTGAGATGAAGGCTGCGCTCGCGGGCTTGAACAACGGAAAGATCCGGTTGGTCTTCGGAGCGGTTGGCCTCGACGCGTCCAACGGTGCTGTCCTCGAAGAGGTTCCACGCGCGAAGGTTGCGGCGCTGGTGCAGAAGGCCGGGACGGTCGAGCGATGACCATCACCGACATCGAGCCTGAACTGATGCCTTGGCAGACGCCGGGCGCGATGCAGGAGCACAAGCGACGGGAGCTGTCCAATGGTGCCGTGATCGAATTTGAGCAGGCTCCCCGCGGGTGGTTGAAGAAGGACGGCGAGCCGCGACAGAAGGACTGGCGTACTTACTGGTGGACGCCGCAGCCCGTGTGCGCGCAGTGCGAGGGTTCTGGTCGCGCGTCGAGCGAGAAGCGACCAGGCAGCACCGTGAAGTGCGGTGCGTGCAACGGAACTGGCGACTGCTCGCGGACGCAGATGATCTCCGTCACGACGCTGCTGGACGCGATCTGTCCGAAGGGTGGGCTTCCATCGTGGGCTGAAGCGCGGGGGATCGAGGGTGCTGTGGAAGCGGTCCGGATGGGCGAGATCCACGCAGCGACCGATCCAGCTGATGCGGTGAAGCTCGTACGGCTGTTGAAGCTCGGAGCGGATAACGCGCGTGACACGGCCGCTGATCGCGGCATCAACGTGCACGCTCTCGTTGAGGAGTACTTGCGGACCGGAGAAGCGCCGCGTCACGACGAGCATCCGGTCGAGCATCACGGCTACATCACTTCGATGTGCGGGTGGCTGTTGAAGAACGATCCGCAGCCCGAGTCGATCGAGGAACTGGTCTGCAATCCCGCGGCGGGCTATGCCGGCCGTCGCGATCTGGTCGCTCGCGCGGGCGGATTCCGTATCGGCTTTGATTTCAAAACTCAGGAGCGCGGTCAGATCTTCAGCGGAAGCCACCTGCAATTGCGGATGTACGAGTCTGCGGCGATCGCTACCGGCGATGACCCGTGCCATTTCCTGAAAGTTGTCGTCTTCCCAGCCGATGGTGCCGAGGCACGCGAGATGCCGTGTGCTGCCACCGAGGAGACGTTGGCAGCGGCGCTGGCGTACTACGAGATGGTCAAGCCGATCAATTCTCTGTGCGAGTCGTGGAATCGCGTTGAGCGCAAAGCGAGGGCCGCGGCATGAGTGGGTTCAAGGCCGGGGTCCGTAGCAACTGGGCTCGCTCACTCACCCTCGAGCAGCGCCAGACCGTCAAGGAGATCCGCCGCTCACACAACGCCGGGGGTCTGAAAGGACACAACGGCTCTGAGGGCTGGCGCGTCTACATGATGCCGACCACAGGCCCGGCGAAGTATGTGGAGTTGCGGCATTACATGACCGAGGGCCGGATCGCTAGGTGGGTCGTGGAGAGGGATGGTTCGGTGAGCGCGGATAACGACCGGGGGATGCGCTCAGAATTCCAGGAGGTAGCAGCATGACCACGCCCTTGGAAGCGCTCGACCGCTTGGACCAGCACGCCCGCGAGCTCGGTGACCTCTCGACCGCGCTGATGGAAGTCAGCCGCCGCCTCGAGGAAGTGGATAGGGAGTATCAGCGGTTCGTCGACGACTTCGAGATCGGCCTGTACCTCAAGAGCGAGGAGGAGAACGGCCCGAAGTTCCCGTCCGAGGCGATGCGGTTGAAGCTCGCCAGGCGTGAGATGAACCCGGAGGTGTTGGGCCGGCGTGATGGTTTGGAGCGTAAGCGCGAAAGGTTGAAGCAGCGGATCGGGGATCTGAAAGCGATCGTCGAGTCAGAACGCAGCGTGCTCAGCGCGCTGCGGATCGAGCTTGAGGCCACCGCGCCCACCATGAAGCGGGCAGCATGATGTGGAACCCGGGCACCCACTATGAAGTGACGATGGCTGGTTATACATCGGCGTGCTGGCTCTGGACGAGAAGCATCAAACCAGGGGGCTACGGCGAAGGCTGGTACAGGGAACGTGTCTGGCTCGCTCACCGTGCCATGTACGACCACATCGTAGGCCCGATCCCGGTAGGGCTTGACCTAGATCACTTATGTCGTAATCGCGCGTGCGTAAATCCCAATCATCTTGAGCCGGTTACGCGACGTGAGAATCTCCTCCGAGGCGAGACGCGCACTGCACGTAACGCGGCGGTAACGCATTGCCCTAGCGGCCACGCCTACGATGCTGAAAACACGTATGTGAGGGCTAGCGGGCAGCGCGTTTGCCGTACCTGTAGTCGTAACCGCAACCTTCGGCGTTACCATGCTCAACGGGCATCTCAAGGCCTGACGACGCTCAAGACGACCGACCTGCTGGCCTTGGTCATAGACGAGCACGTTCCGCTAGAGGAATTGGAATCGCGGTTTGACGTCTCGCTGAACGCGCTGAGAGTCCGGTTCCGCCGGCACGGGTGGACCTTGAAAGCGATCCGGGCTCACCAGGCGTCGGGCGCCGGACTCCGGAGCGCCGCGTGATGCTCTCAGCCTCGCAGCGCTCCTACGAGCCCGTCCTGAACCCCGGGCAGCCGCTAGCCGACTCCGTGCCGTCAGGCGAGCTCCTGGCGCGCCTGGAGGCTGCTATCGCGCGTTTGCGCGACCCGCAGTTGACGTTGAACGTCGGCGACGACGGGGAGCGCGCATGAGCTTCCCGCCTCCCGGCAGCCCGAAGGCGCGCAAGGTGCTGCAGCGCAAGACGCCGCTCGCGCGGTCGCCGATGCTTCGCGGCAAGGGGTCGCGAACCAAGGGCGGCTCCGGGGAACGCGAGATCGTCGCCCTCTGCCAGGAGATCGGCTTCACTGGCGCCCGAAGGAATTTCCAGTCGGGCGGTCAGGGCGGCGGCGACATCATCGGGGTACCCAACGTTCACCTTGAGATAAAGCGCCGCGAGACAGTGGAGATTTGGAAGTGGATCGGGCAGGCCGAAGGTGACTGCCGGCCGACCGATATCGCGCTCGTCGGGTTCAGGCGCAGCAGGTCGAAATGGTATGGCGTGATGGATCTCGCTGAGCTGCTCGAGCTGGTCCATGAGCTTCAGGAGCTAAGGAGCGCACTGTGAGCAAGCGCAGGCCGAAGCAATACACCTGGCGGCAGTTTGCGAGAGCGGTGGAGGACATGGACGGGTTGCCGTGCTCCTGGGCTGCGCCGCCGTTCCCGATCGTTCCTAAGGCGATGCCATTCGGATTCTGGCACCGGTGCTGTCAGCCAGAGCCGCCGCCAAAGCACAGGAACTCTTCTCCGACACCACTCTGGCTTGAGTGGCACCGGGTTCGAGGCATCGATCCGAGCGCTCGTCGTAGCCAAGGAAGGCGTCTCTCGCAGTTATTGAGGCGTCGGGTGATCGCGCGCGATGGTCTCGTTTGCGGCCTCTGCGGCGACGAGGTAGAGGCCGCAGACGTGCACATCGATCACATCTTCCCGGTTTTCCACGGAGGCAAGGACACGTTCGACAACCTTCAGGTCGCTCACAGCTTCTGCAACATCAGTAAGGGCGCACGGATTCTGGTGGCGACAATCCGATGAGCGGCGAGCGTCGGCCCCGCATCCGATCGATCAAGCCTGAGTTCTTCGCGGACGAGCGGATCAATCTCATCCCCGTCGGAGCGCGCTACACGGCAATCGGGCTGATGTCGATGGCGGATGACCGAGGACGCATCAAGTGCATGCTCCCCGCTGTGCATGCCTACGTGTTCCCCAACGGAGATATCAGCGAGTCGCAGTTCAAGAAGGCCCTGAGGCTCGTCATCGACGATGCACGATTTGCCTGGGAGTACGTCGAAGGGCCGTGGACCTATCTGTGGCTACCGCGGTTCTGGCGCCACCAGGTGATCAACAAGCCATCAGAATCCACGCTTCCTCCGCATCCGCGAGACCCTTATCGTGAGTTCCCGGTCAAGGATGCGATGGTGCAGTTTCGACGCGACCTTGAAGGTAATGTAGACCGGATCTGCGACGGAACCATACCGGAGTACTCCGGTAGTAACTCCGGTATCGCTACGGGAGTACTCCGTCCCCCCCGCGGGGGCGCGCTGCTCCGATCCGATCCTGCTGTTGTTCGTAGTGAGCTTCAGAACGGCTCACAGCTAACAGAAACCCAGCGCGCGACCTTGCTCTCTGCGCTGCTCGCTTCTCACATTCGCCAGAACGATCCCAAGGCAGATCCGAACCCGGAGAGCAACGCCTGGGTGGCAGAGATGCGGCTGCTTGTCGGTGATCGTGGCGGCGACGTAGACGAGGTCATTCGCATCATCGACTGGTGTCAGGCCGACTCGTTCTGGCGCTCCAACGTTTTGTGCCCAGCCAAGCTGCGCAAGCAGTTCACCCAGCTCGTACTCAAGGCGTCGCCGTCGCCTCCAGCCAGCGACTTTGAACAGCGGCGCTACGCCGCGATGCAACGACTCATGGACCAGAGGGGTGCAGCATGATCGATGACGAGTGGGACACGCTCTCGATGCTTTTGCACAAGGGCTTCAAGTGGCGCCAGCCGTTTGACGACGCACAGTCGGACGTCTACCGGGTGCTGCTCGACGGCTACGAGCCGGATCAGATCGCGACGGCGTTACGGGCACTGGTGGCTCGTGGCCAGGTGTTCGGGCCGACGCCGGGCGAGCTGGTGGCGCTGATGAACGCTGACCCGTCGACGCCGACGTTCGATGAGGCGTGCCAGTTGATCTACGGGCTGCGGGGTATTTTGCGCGCTCGACCGGCTGGGTCGACGTGGGCGGATGAGGGTGAGCGTGGCCGCGCTTACCTGCAGGCGGCTCGGGAGCGGGCCGCGACGATGCATCCGTTGGTGGGAGCGTTCGTGGAGCGCGTGGGGTTGGATCGGCTGCGAATGCTGGAGCTTGAACATGAGGATTTCGGGGAGCGTAATCGTAAGGATTTGGAGGCGCGGTGGGATGCGCATTGCGTGGCGATGGAGGGCCGGGATGTGGCGTTGATCGCGGCGGGTCGTCGCGGCGGCGGCTTAGGGAGGCTGGATCCGTTGGGCGCTTTGGGCCGTCGGCCGGCGGTGGGTGCTCTGCCGGCTGACTCTGATCACTAACCAGAACGAAAGGCAGACCATGAAGACCGACAAGTATTTCCTCAGCAGTGGTTCTCACCAGCGTCGCGAGGACGGGATGTGCGCAATGGAGTGGGCAAGTTTCCTTGCCGGCGAACGGCATTCCGATCAGCCGGTGTGCGTCAGTCCTGTCCTGAAAACGTTCTGCATTCGACTGAACGATCGTCTCGATGACGCGGATCGTCAGAAGTTGCGGCCGTATCTCGCTCGCACGATCGGCACCGCCGGCGATGGTCTGGACGATGAGCGTATTCAGATGTGTCGAGAGTGGCTGATTCACACCTCGTTGCCGATGTACCTTGATCGTGCTGGACGCGATCAGGCGGCCGCATATTTGCGGAGCCTGCCGGATACGCTGACCGTTCAGGCAACGCTTGATGCGCTGGAGTTCGCTCGTAAAGAGGCCCGGGCAGCTCGCGCGGACGCGGTTGGCCGGTTGAAGGACCGAATCGCGGCTGAGATGAAGAAACGGGGTGTCGCTGACGCTGTCGCTGGCGCTGCCGCTGGCGCTGCCGCTGCCGCTGCCGCTGCCGCTGTCGCTGCCGCTGTCGCTGGCGCTGCCGCTGCCGCTGTCGCTGTCGCTGCCGCTGTCGCTGGCGCTGGCGCTGACGCTGCCGCTGGCGCTGTCGCTGTCGCTGGCGCTGCCGCTGCCGCTGACGCTGACGCTGACGCTGTCGCTGTCGCTGCCGCTGCCGCTGGCGCTGCCGCTGCCGCTGCCGCTGCCGCTGACGCTGACGCTGCCGCTGACGCTGACGCTGCCGCTGCCGCTGCCGCTGACGCTGCCGCTGTCGCTGGGTCATATCGAGGTGTTGCGTGGCAGGCCGTCTACGACGCCGTGAAGCCCAAGATGGTGGAGCGGGCTCGTGAGATCAACGCGGAGATGGTTCCGAGCGCGCTGGACTTGCTGAACCGCATGCTGCCGTTGGAGCCCATCAGGATTCCGGTCGTCAGCGAATGGCGAGACGTCTGTGATCTCGTTGCCTGACTCTGAGATGCGCTGATGGTCACTGTCATCGAGAACCGCGACGCCGCACTGGAGAAAGCCAATCAGGTGCGGATCGCTCGCGCCCAGATCAAACGTGACATTCGCACCGGCGTGGTTGATGTTCGCGACGTGCTGCGCGACATGCCGGAAGATTTGGAGGGCATGCAGGTGCTGTCGTTTCTGATGTTGATCCGGTGGGTGGGGCGGGTGAAGGCGTTGACGATGTTGCGTAGGGTGGGGGTGTCTCCGGCTCGTTTGTTGGGGGCGTTGACTGACCGTGAGGTGACGTTGCTGGTGTTCGTGTTGGGGGAGAGGACGCGACGATGAGCGGCCAGATTGCGTCGTTACGTGGAGAAGTGACCTATCGACCCTGGGACCGCGAGGAGAAGCTCGGCAAGCCGCCGTGGAAGCCTGACGACCCGCAGGTGATCGCGTGGGAGGCCGCCCACGGTCACGATGTGCGGCTCAAGTGCTATCCGGAGTTCGGGTGCCAGCCGCTCGAGGCGGCCCGCGAGAGACTGGAAGAGGCCGCCGATGCGCTAGTCCGCGAGGGATGCCGCGAGGAACTCGGAGCGCCCACCTACGACAAGTGCAACAAGCCGGCCGAGTTCGTCCTGTGGGGCAAGCTGATCGAGCCTGAGGCACTCGGTCCGCGGTGCTACGACCACGCCGCGAAACACGTCGGCCACGGGATGCTGAGCAGGCGGTTGGCTGGCAGCGATGGCTATCAGCTCGAGGCGGCGATCATGGATCTTCGGCCGCTGCGGCGAGTGCTGGGTGATCTCGTTGCTTAGGTGGGAAGGCATGGCGATCCACACGATCCCGGTTCCTGTCGGCTGGTCGCCCGAGCAGGCGTGGGAAGCGATCAGCCGCGGCGACCGGCTGGAGCATCCGGACGGCGAGCCGACATGGGTGAACGTCGAGACTCGTGACGGTCGCTTCGTTCGACTGCATCTGGCCGAGGAGGCAGATCTACATGCCTAGCGATCGAAAGACCTACCCAACGATCTCTTCGCGCGATATGGAGATCAAGCTAGAGGCGTACCGACAGCGGCGCGTCTGGACTGACCGGCTTGGCGCCAAGATGGAGCCACCGCCGTACAGCCCTGAGCGGAAGTCTGCTTGGCGAGCTGGCTACGACGATGCGCTCCAAGATGTTGCCGAGATGCTGATCAGGGAGAACCTCGGTGAATAGGACTCAGAGCACCGAGACGCACGCCGACCGCATCGACAACGTCGAGACTCAGCACCGATGCGACTGGTGTCTTCAGGAGCGGGCTTGCGAGCAGGCGAAAGCTGGGACTGGGCATCTCTGGATTTGCGACGCCTGCTTCGAAAGGTTGACGGCTGAGCGATGACGTCGCCGTACCTCACCGTCCAAGAGGTCGCCGACCTCGCCGATTCTTCGGAGCTAGCGGGCTAGTGAGTGCGGTTCGTCACGATCCCTTGACCGTTGAGGAGCTCCGACGGATGATCCTCGCCCATCCAGAGCTTCTGGATGCGGTCAACCGCGACATCGTGAAGGACAAGACCTACCAGAACTCGGCGCTCGGCCAAGAGGTCGTCGCGTACCTGCGGGTCAAACGCAAGCGCCTCACCGAGTCCAGCCACCGCGACTACGAACGCGGACTAGCGCACTTCGCCTGGCACTTCGCAGCGCTCCAGCTCGAGGAGTTCGAGCCGCCGGCAGGCATCAACCGGATCGAGGAGTTTCTCGACCGCAAATACGGCGACGGCAGCCCCCGGAACTACAACAAGAACCTCTCAATCCTCCGAGACTTCTTCAAGTTCCAGATCATGCGTGGCCGGCTTCACGGAGACCCGACTCTCCCGATTGAACGCGCGCGACCCCGGCAGGTGTACCGCACGACCTTCAATGCTGAACAACGCCGGACGGTTATCGCCGAAGCCGAGGAACGTCGCGACCGGCTTGCGCTACGGCTTCTGTTCGATTATGGGCTGCGCAAAGGCGCCTTGACAGCTGTGCAGTTCAAGCACTTCGACCACCAGCGCCGCCGGCTGACGATCTTCACCAAGGGCCAGAAGGTCCGAGAGATCCCCATCCCCCACCCCGCGTTCTGGATGGATCTCGAGCGCCACATCCTCGACGTCGAAGCCAAGCCCGGCGACTACCTCATGCCTCGTACCAAGGGCAACGGCGCCGCCGGGACACTTGATCCGACTAAGCCGATGGGCGTCCACGGCATGCATTCTTGGTGGTATCGGCGTCTCGCCGATGCTGGCGTCGTCCCCGAAGGCACCAGCAGTGGCGAACGCATGCACAAGGCGCGCCACACCGCTGGTCAGCGCGTGCTCGACGCTACTGGGAATCTCAAGGCCGTCCAGAAGCTGCTTGGTCACACCAGCATCCAGACCACAGGCGATATCTACGCCGACTGGGATGTGGATCAGCTCGCTCAGACCATGGCCGACGTGCTCTCCAAGGACGACTAATGAGCCGTTTTCAAATCGTTCCCGGTGCTAGTTGTAAAATCCCTGCTATGAGGCGGTTTATGGAGACGGCGGGAATTGAACCCGCGCTTTGTTTCCGCCGTGAGAAGGAGCCCAATGGGTGAGCATCCTATCCCGCCCGAAGTACACGAGATGCGTGCTGGGCAACTCGACCTAGCCCTCCTCGGCCACGCGTTCTTGAACCTCCCCCTCGTTGCCAACCAGCTAGGTCACAGCAGTCTCGCCAAGACCGACATCTACCTGCACCCCGTTAGCGCTGAGACTCAGTTCGCCGTTGACCTCCTAGCGCTGGCGCGGAACGCCATGAAGACCGAGATGTTCTGCGAGAAATGGTTCGAGGGCGAAGCTGGCGCCGCGTTGCTGCTCGGTCGCATCCAGGAGGGACCGACCCCCTCGACCCCTGCCCCGCCGACCGCAGAGGCAATGGCGGCATGATCGCCGCCCACCACGACTGCCCCCGCACGTTCACGGTCCCGATGGTCCAGCGCGCCATCGACGTCACGTACGCCGGCACCCACCCCGTCTCACCCGGCCAGCGCGCCCGCCTACGCCACTACGTCCGCTGCCTGAAGAACCCGAACGCCGGAGCCTACGTGCACGGCTACTGGGCTCGTCGCCGCGCGCAATGGCTAGTCCGCCGGCAGCCGCCGTTCTACGGGCCCGCCGCCGCATCATGGTTTGACGACAGCGGTGCGACGGCGTGCGGGACGCATTACACGCTGGGTTTCGCGAACCGCGCCATGCAGTGCGGGCAGCAGGTCACGTTCATCGGCCCGAACGGCCAGCACGTCACGGCAACCCGCGAGGATTACGGGCCGGCTGCGTGGACGGGCCGCACGTTTGATTTGAACCCGGGATTGAAGGCAGCGATCGGCTGCGGGGGACTTTGTTCCGTGAGATGGAGGCTGCCATGAGCGCAAAGAATTCTCTCGCGTCTGAGAGTCCCGTGATCGCAAGCTGTGTCGTTGTTGAGGATGTCCAGGGCATTCGCCTGACGTATCGCTCCGGGCGCGACATCGAGATCCAGAAGAACAAGACTTGGATGCTGCTGACTCCATCTCAGATCGTCGCGCTGATGGACGGTCCTTTACAGCGGGCGCTCATCACGGCCCTACGGCGGCGCGGAGCAGCCGCATGACATGCCGCTTCGGCTGCGAGCTCAACGACGACAACCAGCTCACGATCGTCATCCAAACCCCATCGCGCACGCTACGCGTCCCGGTATCGGACCGCGACGCCCGCGAGCTCGCCACCGACCTCCAGATGCTGCTCGCGGAACGATTGAAGGTCGACGGGCTATGAGGCCGAGGTGGAACAGTGACACTCTCGTATTACCATGATCCGGTATGGGCGCCCGAGCACCATTCGCCTCCAGCGCCGGCCGCTCCCGAATCTGCGGCGGCAGAGACTGCCGCAACCCCAAAGCGCCCGGCAAACACTTATGCCAACAGTGCGCGGACCGGCTGACCGGGGTGCGGGAGGCGTTGCAACGGGAGCAGGACGGGAAACGGTACAACGGACGCCTATACAAAAGGAAGAGCGAAGATGACGAGTGATCACGACGCGGTTTGGCACTGGCTGTACGAACGAGCCGAAGACGCAGCCACCAAAGGCCTACCTCTCAACATGGCGCTCGATGCGGTGCGCTGCGGCTATTCCAGCATCGACGCTGACCGTATGACCGCCGAGGACTTACGATCCATTGATGACACACCAACCCAAGGAGAATCTGATGCGCGAAGTTGACGAACGCGACCAGTCCGGCCAACAGCACGGCGACGGAGATAATGCTGGCGAGGACGTGGTCCAGGGCGACAAGACGGTCGTGAACAATCCCGAGCCCGAGCCGGCGGAGCAGCCTGAGCCGCCGGTCGAAAACCCCGACAGCGAGTAACCCTGGGAGATCCCAGATCCGCCAGTAGTCATGCCTGACATTCGCACGAAAGCGATCGCCGGAGGCAGAGCTAGGCGACGTAAGAGCTACCTGCAGATGTTCGAGGTCGACGACTGTCCGACCGTCAGCGAGATGTGGAGCGCTGCGTGGGCCGAAGACGACGCCAAATGTCAGAGTCGTAGTGGCCCCGACACCTGACACTCCGCTCAATCCCCTCCAGCGCGTCCGGCGGGCCCGAGCGATCGCTGCTGCACGCACCACATTGGAGGAAGGACAGAAGCCGTGCACGTGGGAGAAGATCGCCGTTGACCATGACATCACCCCTCGCCAAGCGCAGCGCATTTATGAGGACTTTCGTTGCTGGGAGGCATCCCAGTCAGATCCCCTCGCTGTTGTTGAGGAAGCGCTATTACTACGCCTAGCTGCCGTGGAACGCTTGGCTGAACTCTCGGAGAACGCTGATAACTCCAGCGCGCAGCTCGGCGCTACAAAGGCGATGATCGAGATTGATGATGGGCGGCTGCAGCTGATGCGCTCGCTGGGGCGACTGCCGAAGAATCTGCTGAGGTATCACGGCGAGAGGGAGTTCATTGCGATCGCTCGGCAGATGGTCGACACGATGCGTAAGCGTGGCGTGGATCCGGCGGTGATTGAGGAGATCAAGGGGTTGACGGAGCGGGCGTTGCCGGCGGGAAACGTAACGGAGCTCAGGCCGAAGGAAGCACACGGCGCCTAGCCGATGCCCAGGAAGCCGCTTTTCGACGACACGGCCGTCGTTGACCCGTGGGAAGCGTTCAACGCCGCATGGGCCGAAGACGACCAACAGACGGTAGGTATGGACTTCCGTCAGTGGGCGGACCTCGTACCCGAACCCCACGGACCGCTGGACCTGCACCGCTTCCGATTCCAGGAAGCCCTGTACGCGCCACGGATGGTGTCCGATCGCGAGGCTGTCCTGATGAAGGCCACCCAGTTGGGGGCGTCGTCGTGGGCGATCCGGTGGGCGTTGTATTGGGCGGACATGCGAGGCAAAACGATCCTGTACGTCGTACCGACCGAAACGTTCCTGACCGCGTTCGCCCAACACCGGGTGAGAGAAGTGCTGCGCAAGTCGGAGTGGCTGCAATCTCGGATCGGTGACGACTCGATCAACAATCGCGGCTTGCGGCAGATCGGCCTGGGATACACGTATTGGCGTGGGTCGGCGGAAGCGACGAACCTGGAGTCGATCCCCGCGGATGGCTTGATCTTGGATGAATATGACGCGTTGGAAGCCTCGAACATCGGGATCGCTGAGCAGCGCGTCACCGGACCTCTCTCCGAAGGACTGATCCGCCGCGTGGGCGTCCCCAGCATCCCGGGCTACGGCATCTCCCGGCAGTACGAGGGCACAACCCAGAACGTGTGGATGGTGAAATGCGCGTGCGGCGACCACCAGCCCATGCTCGGCTCCGACACGTACCGCGACAACGTCGACGAGCAATCCGCGACGCTCGTGTGCAGGAAGTGCCGCAAACCGTTGGATGTCTCGACCGGCGAGTGGGTGGCCACCTACCCCGACCGTGACATTCTCGGCTACTGGATGACGAAGTTCATCCTCCCCGGCGTCGACCTGCGCAGGGTCGTGGCGAATCATGCGAAGACGTCGCCGGCGGACCGGCAAACCCACTTCAACCGCGACCTGGGTGAGCCTTATGCGCCGGCGGAGGGCAGACTCTCACGGTCCGCTCTACTGGCGTGTACGCGGCCGGGGGAGATCCATCAGGAGGAAGGCAGCGTCTCGTTCAAGCCGAAGACGATGGGCTGCTGTGTGCCGGGGACTCTGGTCACAATGGCCAACGGCACAACTCGACCGATCGAGGATGTTGTTGTCGGTGATTCCGTCCGGACTCGCCGTGGTGGGGTCGCAAGCGTCACCACCGCAATGGTGCGGTCGTATGTCGGTCCTGTCTACTCGGCCTCAATCTATGGGCAGGCGCAGCCGCTGGAGTTGACCGGCGAGCATCCGGTTTGGACGGAGCGTGGATGGGTTCAGGCAGCGGATTTGCGCGTCGGTGACCGTGTTCTGACGCCGAAGTTCACCGGCCTATTCTGTGGCTCACCTATGTTGCCTGTCGATACTCGGACGCGGCCGAAGTTCCCAGCTCGCAACGCGCAGATGGTTGCCCTGAGAGGGGAGGGCCTCCTGCTTCGCGATATCGCTGGTCGCTACGGGATATCGATCGCAGCAGTACATAGCGCCACTTCTACGCGCCAACGCCAGGGCGCCGAACCGGCGCTCGATCTAGACGCCTTAGCGGCAACGCTTGGCTACTACCTCGCCGAGGGTTCGGTCAGCCGGGATTCGCGCCGCAGCACCGATCAACCGACATCTGTGTGCTGGGATTTCCATCCCAAGGAACGCGGACTGATGACGGACTTGGGGAATGCAGTGGGCCGACTGGGCTACAAGCTGAGCAAGCCATATGTCCGGGAGCGACCGCCTGTTGGGTTGAGTATCAACGGCGGCCAAAGTTGCTCGGTGGCGTGTGGTTCGTCGCGCTTGACGCGGCTGCTCGTATCCCTAGGCGGGCGGCATTCATGGGCGAAACGACTAGCTCCCGAAGTGCTTGGCTGGCCGGTTGAAGTCCAGCGCCGAATGCTGATGGCATATCTCAACGGTGATGGATGTTGGCGCACACCGAAACCGCATATCCGTCGCGTCGAGGTCGGGACTGCTTCACGCGAGCTTGCCGAGCAGATGCATGCGATTGCAGTTCGCTGCGGTATTCGCATGGGGCCGCCGCGGCGGCAGCACTCGCCGTCTGCAATCAAGGTAGGTGGTCGACCCAAGTGGGTGCTGCAAGCAAGTTTCGCTACCGAGAACTGGCACGATGGCGCATGGCATCCGCCTCGTGAAAATGGGAGAGCGCAGATCAAGTCGGATGGTCTATGGCGTCGCGTGGATGCCATAGACGATCGCGAGTATCGAGGGCAGGTCTACAACCTTGATATTGATGACGACGATACGTATCTGGCGTCGTATGTTGCGGTCCACAACTGCGACGTCGCCAGCTCCCGCGCCTGCAACGTCAGGATCAGCGAGCATCTCGACGACTACCGCAAACGTTCACTCTGGATCGGCGAGATCGAAGCGCCCGAAGCGAACGACGAACGGTGGGTCGGTGTCATGGTCGACCGCCTATCCGAGCTCATGGGTCGCTATGGCGTGAACATGGCCGCGATCGACCACCTGCCCGAAACACGGCTCGCTAACGCGTTTGCTGCTCGGTTCCCCGGCCGCGTCTATCTGATCGCCTACAACACTGCGGCCAACTCGAAGAACCTCTGGAACGTCGACGATGAACGCCGCGTCGCGACCGTGCACCGCACCACCGCGATCGACGCGACGTTGGAGGCGTTCCGCCAGCAGCAGAATCTGATACCGGACCTTGACGAGTTGCCGGCCGAATACGCGGATCATCTGGGCTCGCTGATCCGGGTGCAGGAAAGGGACGATAAGGATCGCGTGAACGTGTTCTACCGGTCCACGGGTCCGGACGACTACGCCATGGCAGAGGTCTATGACACGTGTGCCGTAGAGCTGCTGCATCGCGCCCGAGGGATGGAACAAGTGATCCACGCGCAGAACACTTTGCAGCCGCTGGTGGCGCCGGAGGATGTGGCGACGCGTTTGGATGATGAGCCGTCCGGCCGGTTGGACGAGGGCTTCGACAAAGATCCATGGGAGTGACGATGACTTATGCACGGTTCAACCCTGGTCGTCTCTGGCCGGATGGCACGACCGATGAGCGCTGCGACGTGGGCATCTACGCAGGAGATGCTGGGATAGTCTGCTGGGGGTGCCTGCTGACCAGCGGCAGCACCGATACCGTGTGCCGATCCATGAGCGAGATTCGACAGCACCTGGATGAACATCGCGCTGCGGGCCATGCGGTGCCTGACATCGTGTATCAGCGGATCGAAGCTGACCGAGTGGAGAACGAGCGTGACTATGGGGCGTGACTTGTCCGTCCAAGACGAAGGGTTCGAGAAGGATCCATGGGAATGAGGAGCGATAGTTAGTCATGATCTCTGCGACCATCGAGTGCGACATGCCGGGCTGTGGGACACGGGAGATGATTGTGCTTTCCGTGGATTACTCCAGTCCGCCGAGACGTGGTCGGAATGACTCCGACTGGTATGCGGCTCGCGTAGGGACGCCGCTGGGGTGGGAGTTGCGACGGCGAATTGATGGAGGCGCGTTCGCTCACTACTGCCCGCACCACGCCGGCTCCTGAGTGTCCGTCACGACGCCTAAAATCGCGCGGTAATGACAGACTCAGACGAGCCGCAGACCATGGCCGAGCTCGCGGCAACCACCACCGAAGGAACCCACGAAACCCTCACCGTGCTGCCATCCACCGCCGGGACCGTCACCCTGTACCCCACGGATGGCGAACCGCTCGACGTCGCCCCCTGGGAGCTAGAGAACGCCGTCAGCACGGTCACCGGCCGGCTCCCCCGCCCCGCATGGCCGACGCAGATCAACGACGGCAGCGATACCAGCCCGTTTGATGTGGTCTGCACCGTCAAGGCACGCATGGACGTAGTGGACGTCGACTCCAGGATGAGCGTGGAGCGGATGGCGCAGCAGCAGCGTTGCAACCGCGCGTTCGAGGCGGGGCAGTCCGTGTTCGATCTGCTCGTGAGCGTGCGCGTGCCGAACATGGGTGGCGCTTCGATGGAAGTGCCGGGCGTGCCGGGTAGCGAGGTGACGGCCACGTCGTTGTATTGGACGGCTCACTTGTTGCGGGGCGTGCATGAGCAGATGGCCGTCGTGGCGAAGCCTGCGCCGGCGAGCCGACTCGTGCTGCCGTGAGCACGGCCGGCGCAACCAGAGTGGAAGTTCAGGGCGTGCGGTTGACGTACGCGCGCGGCCGTGACATCGAGATCCAGAAGAACGGAACCTGGATGCTGCTCACTCCTTCGCAGATTGCCGAGCTGGTGGATGGTCCTTTGCAGCGAGCGTTGATCACAGCGCTCAGCAAGGGGGGCTGACCGATGAATCGTTCCGGGATTTTGAACCTCATGCAGTGGGGCACACGCCCGGACATTGCCGCGCGCATCAGCTACTCCGATGCGCGACCGGCGGACATTCAACCGACCCAGCACGAGCTGATCGCCAGGATGGCGCACCCGTCGCCGGCGATCGTCATCGGCTGGGACTGCTCAGGGTCGATCGGATGGCTGTTTCTGCATTCCGGCAACAAGAGCCCCTATGGCAGCCTGGGGTTCAGCGGCAACGGCAACACCGACACGATCGCCACCAATCCCGCGCTTTCGCATTACACCGATACCCGCCACGCCAAGACTGGCGCGCTGGGGATTATCGGGTGGCCTGATGTGCCCTTGGCACGGCAGCACGCGGTCGTGTACATGAAGGCCGATGGCCAGCCCGATAACCCTTGGGTGTGGTCGCACGGCGGCGATAATGGTCCGTCTAAGCAGCGGTTGCGTGACGAGCTGTCGGGATTCCCCGGCGCGTCGTTCTTCTGGTGTGCCGTAGGCGGCTTGTGATGCGACCGCCGGAACATTCCTGCAAGGGCCAACCGTGTCAGAACTGCGGCAAGCGACCCGCAACCGGAGAGTGGGTCGGTGACGGCGGCACGCTGGGCTACGTCCACGGGATGTATGCATGGTGGTGCGACCTCTGCATGGTCAACGCCCAGATCGAGTACGCAGAGAAGATCGCCGCCAAGCTCCCTGGACTGCGAGCGCGTCGGGAGGAACTCTGCGACGTGCTCGCCGTGGACGGACTGTGAGGCGCGTCGCGTACGCTGTGACTCATGGCTAATAGCAGCCTCGTCACCGTTGGTACGACACCCGTCGAACTATATGCCGCGCCCGGCCCCCAAGCCGAAACGGTGATCATCGACGTGCAATCCGGATCCACCGTCACCGTTGGCGGTAGCGGCGTGACCGCCGGCCAGGGCCCACAGTTCCCCGTGAGCGCGGCACCGACGTCGTTGGGGCAGGTCAACGGCGATTCGATCTGGGCGGTCTGCGCAGCCGGTTCAGCGCAGGTGAGTGTGCTGGCGTACGTCTCCGGGACGATCACCTGATGCCGATCTACCAGGACGATCATCTGACGGCCCGTTTCGTCGGGCGGTTGCGTTTGTCGCGGTGGAAACCTCCGCCTTTAGGCGGGGGAGGAAGCCGTGCCCGCACCGTCTGGGGCGGGTTCTAGCGTGGCCGTTGTGAGGCTTGTCGCGGAGGTGAAGCTGCGCCCGTCGCCCGGGCAGGCCGACGGGCTGGCGCGCACCCAGCGCGAGTGCAACCTGGCCGCCGATTGGCTCAGCGAGCGGGCGCACGAGACGGGCTGCACGCGGCGCTACGACCTGCACCACGCCGCCTACCACGACTGCCGCGCCCGGTTCGCCGTCAGCGCGCAGGCGACGTGCCTCGCCATAGGCCGGGTCGCCGCCGCGTACAAGCGCGAGCGCGGTGTGCTCCACCGCTTCCGGGACGATGGCGCGGTGAGCTTCGACTCGCGGCTGCTGCGCTGGAGCGAAGACACGGTGTCGATCTGGACGGTCGACGGACGCATGACCGTCCCGTTCGTGTGCGGTGACCGCCAGCGGGCGCTGCTCGCCCACCCGGTCGGCGAGTCCGACCTCGTGGCACGCGACGGGAAGTGGTACCTCCAGGCGAGCGTCAACCCGCCCGTCCCCGAGCCGTACGAGCCCACCAGCTTCCTCGGCGTCGACCTTGGCATCGTGAACGTCGCCACCGACTCCGACGGCCGGGAGTGGGCGGGTGCCCACCTCAACACACTCAGGCACCGTCACCGCCGGCTGCGCGGCCGGTTGCAGGCGAAGGGCACCCGGTCCGCGAAGCGGCTGCTGAAAGCACGTAAGCGCAAGGAAGCGCGGATGGCGAAGGACGTGAATCACTGCATCTCGAAGAGCATTGTCGCGACGGCCGAACGCACCGGCCGCGGAGTAGCCCTTGAAGACCTTGAGGGCATCCGCGGACGGGCTAGGGCTCGACGGCCTCAGCGCGCGACACTGCACTCGTGGGCGTTCCGCCAGCTCGGCGAGTTCGTCACCTACAAGGCCGCGCTCGCCGGTGTCCCCGTCGAGTACGTCGACCCGAGGAACACGTCGCGGGAGTGCCCGGCCTGCGGGCACGTCGCGAAAGCGAACCGCAGCACGCAGGCGAAGTTCCGGTGCGTCGAGTGCTCCTTCGCTGGGGACGCCGACCACATCGCGGCTGTCAACATCGCCAGTCGGGCCGCAGTCAACCGGCCACACGGATCGGAGGGATGTGGGAGTGGAATCTCGCATCAGCAGGCTTCTAGGTCCAAGCTCCCGGCTTCAGCCGGGAGTAGTTGACTCTGCTGCTCGTGGTGCTCGTGGTCTTGCTGGTCGATCACCGCCGCGTGCCGTAACCGTATCGGTGGCCTCGGGAACCTTTGACGGAGGGCGTACTTCGCCCCCACGAAAGGGGAGCGAAGCGCTAAACCATCGGCCGGCACAGGGTATCGACGTTTGGGCTTGCACTCAGTTGAGGTACTTCGTGGCCTGGTTGCGCAAGAGCTGCCACGGTGAGCTGCACGAGAGGCGCAGCCCTTTCCCTCAACTGGCCCCGAGCCTGCAGCGGCTCCGGCGCTTGATGTCGGAGTAGGGAGATACCGACTGCCAGTTGATCCGAAAGCCCTTTCACCAGGTTCGTCCTCACGGCTCGCGGTCTGGTGTACTATTGGCCGCACATTGAGATATGTGGACGAGCGGCTCGGGCTTCGGCTTGGGCCGCTCGTCTTTGTAGGGGACATGTAACACCCAATCGTCGATACTTCGCGGCTGGCAGTCCGCAAAGTGGGCTGAGAACAGCGACAGCTGTCCGCGGCGCCCGCTAGCCTCCGCATCGCAGCATCCTCCCTCATGTGACGACCCGCTCTAACCGGCGGGTCGTTGCGTTACACCGTGCTCCGGCTAGTACGCTGACACTATGACCGTTCTCTATGACAGCGTGTCGTACGACCAGATCCCGAGTGGCGCGCAGGCCGTGGCGGGGTACACAGCAGGAGCATGGCCCACCGTCTACCCCCTTCGCCAGCGGTTCCCCAATCTCGCCAAAGCTGGTCGCGTGGTCAGTATCGCCATCCAAGCCAGTTACGATGCCGACGCCCTAGACATGGAAGCCGGCGACGCCGCAGTCAGCGACGCTGGCTGGTGGACGGAACGGCAGCTCGCCAGAGGCCTGCACCGACCGATCCTGTACTGCGCCGTGTCCAGCATGGCCGAGGTTCTCGGAGTGCTCCGCAGCCACGGGATCGCTCGCAGCGAAGTTCGCCTGTGGACAGCGCACCGCAACGAGCAACCCCACCTATGCGGCAACGGCTCCTGCGGTTACAACCTCGGGACGCTCGCCGACGCGACACAGTGGACGTGGACAGCCCTCGGACGGAGCCTCGACGAGTCCCTGTGCGCCGACAACTTCTTCACGACCGTCAAGCCGGCGTTCGACCCGCACTACGCGTATTACATCGAGCAGCCGAAGGTCCGGGAACGCTCCGTCGTCGAGGCGTACGATCAGCTACGCAACCGGTCGTTCCCGTTCATCGTCGCTCACCGCCGCCGCCTCCGAGACCTCCGCAACGACTTGGAGAGCCTCGCGGGGCGGGTCGCGCGGGAAGCGCACGAGCACCCCTTGAAGGACGGCAAGCCGTCGTGGAGTGAGTTTCATCGAGGCTTCAGATATCAAGGCATCGTGCATAGATCACAGGGGCAGCGGATCGGCTGACTACTGATGCATCCGTTGCATCGTCACCAACGTAACGCCCGCCGGCTCGGCACTACGTTCTGGGCCAACGCCACCCTCAGCTTGGCGTGGGCGGCAATGATCCCCGTTACCCTGCTCACGAGCTTGAAAACGTCGATCCCGTTCTTGGCTGCGATCAGCGTCCTTGCACTCGCGATCGGCCATATGAGCTCGGCGCTGGCGGCGCTGGCGGGCAAGGCCGGGTCGGAGAACGCCGCGAAACTCCATTCCGTTGATGAGCCGCCAGGACCATGACCGTGAGCCGCCAGGACCATGACCGCAGGTCTTAGGGGCTGGCTACGCCGTCGCGCTTCCGCGAAAGTCGACTCGTATCCTTGGTGCAGCGCCGACGCCTACCGTCGCGCCATGTACTTCTCGTTCTGCGACGAGTGCGGTCAACCCATGGTCGAGTACGTCAGCGTCGACCTGTATCGGGAACCTCGGTAGGAAGCTTTGGCCCTCGCCGTTATGTCTGGCCCTCATCTCGTTATTTCTGCCGACTCGCTGAAACGCCAGCCCGGCGCCCTCATCAGCCTAGGCCCCAGCCTCTACGAAGTCGTGAAATGGGAAAGCAGCGGTGCGTCGTCCGGAAAGATGGCCGTGATCAACTGCCGTAACGAGCGTGAGACGTGGCTGCGTGCGTCTGAGGTTGTGGAAGCGAAACTGGTTCGTCGGGCCCCGCCGACGATTGAGGATAAGCCCGCGTCACGTGCGGATGATCCTCGCGGCACGCAGAACTATGGGCTGGGCGACCAGCCAGCGAACCGCAAGCCGTGATGAGGAGTCACCCGTGAGCGAAATCGACGACCTGACGGCAGCAGCAGCCGCGCTCTCATCGCTCCTGACCCACGGTGACATCAAGCCCGACGTTCGTCTCGGTACCGCCCAGGCGCTAGAGCATATTCAGCGCTCCCGGATGCTCGCCTACGAAATCGAAGCCCGCAAGATCCAGCATCAAGCCGAAGACGTCACCCTCCTACAGGAGCGACTGCAGATCATGGCAGCGTTCATGACCAGCCTCGAAGCGGAGTTCATGGCCGGGAAGTCACCTACGTCGATGCGGATCGCGGCGCGGATCAGGACGATGCTGCGCGACGCTGGGTTTGAGTCCGAGTAACTTGCCGCACGACCCGTTACCCTTACCGTCACATGGCGTCACGCATTGAAGTGCAATGTCCCGCCGGGTCGCCGGTAAATCCGCCGGGTGAGGGTGAAGGCCCCTCGGTTGTGTGCGGCGTTCTGGAACGTGAAAACGCTCTGTCACCCCAGGCGCTGACCACGAAGGACTCGACCGTGTCGGCGCTCGTGAGCTTCCGTAACGAGCCATCGTCGGTGCTCGGGTACTGCTGCTCGCAGCGCGGATACTCACAATGCCCCGTTTGGAGATCGGAGAAATCTCGCGTGGACAAGCGCGCCGACCGGCTACAGGCTGACGATTGCAATTATGGTGGGATCCCTAATCGCTACTGACACCCTCGTTGACGTGCTCTCCACAGAGCTGCGCGCCCATGCCGTTCCGTTCCCGCCACGGGTCACGGCGCAGGACTCGATCCGTCGGACGATCAACCACACCCAGGATGTCGGGTTGGCGTTTGACGCGATCGTGATGTTCCCGCGGCCGTTGTGGCTGCTGGAACTCATCGGCACAGCGTTCATGGCGGCGACCAGCGATGGCTAGACGCCGATCACTCTCAAGTGCCGTCCGCTCTCTCGCCGAAGAGTACCTAGGCGTCAGCATCCAGCCGACCGAGGAGATTGAACACCTCCAGTCCCAGCTGTCCGAAGCGGTCGGCGACGTCGGCACGATGCGCCGCGAACTGAACCGCATGGGCTACGAGGATTTCAACCGTCCCGGCGGCGAACCGCACGAACTGACCCCGAAGGCGCGGATGACGATCGTCCGCAAGAGCATTGTGGCGTGGTCGGAGGATCCGCAGGCGGGCGCTGCCGTGGATTTGAAGAACGCGTTCGTGTTCGGCAGGGGCGTGCCGAAACCGCAGTGCAACGACGACGCGGTGCAGGAGGCGGTGGACGAGACCTGGAACCTGCCCGCGAACCGCCGGGTGCTGACGTCGCATGCCGCGCTCGTGCAAAAGGGCACGGATCTACAACTCCAATCCAACCTCTACCCGCTTTTCTTTGAGGATGGTGCTGACGGCCAAGTCGTCCTGGGGTTCGCGCAGCACGACACGATCGTCCAGGGCGTCCGCCACCCGGACGACTGGACCCGCGTCATGTGGTACAAGGCCGCGAAACCCCAGGTCCGCTGGGACTGGTCGAAGGGTGAGTACGTACCGGCGGGCAAGTCGATCATCGGCTACTACCAGGCATTGGACGCGTTCGCGGACCCGCTCAACCAGGACGAGCCGGATCAGCCCGACAGTGACGGTGGTTTGGGAGCGCCGGCACCGGGCGACATCTTCCCGGGCCTGCTGCTGCACGTCGCGGTGAACAAGCGGTCCGAGTCGATCTTCGGCATCCCGAGGTTCAAACGGATCCTCAGATGGTTCAACGCCTATGAGCAGACGATGCGCAACAGCATCGACCTGATGAAGGCCGCCGCGTCGATCTACATGAAGGCGGATGTGCGGGGTGGCCGCCAGCAGCTGGAGCGCGCGTCATATCAGAATGTGCGTAGGGCGTCACCGTTGACGCAGATGGCGGTGGGGATGGGTCAGGGCTCGGAGATGATGCCGACACCCCCGCCGGCCGGTCCCAGCATCCTCTACGAGAACTGCTTCGACGCTGAGACCGAGACGCTGACAGACGAAGGCTGGATGGGCCTCGACGAACTCAAGCAGCGCCGCGACACTCTCCCGCAAATCGCCGCGATGAACGATGGCTTCCTCGTCTTTGAGCAACCGACGTCCGGCCTCTTGCTGTACGACCACGACGGAGACATCGTTCGTATCAGCGGTCCGCGCGTGGACGCGATGGTCACGCCTCAGCACCGCATGCTCGTCCGAGACCGCGGCGAAACGAAGACCAAGCTCGCTGGTGAGATTAGGCCGAGGGACGTCGTGCCGTTGACCACCGATCGCGGCTTGGGTGGTGGCTGGTACGTTGAAACGTTCACGCTGCCAGCGCAGGTGTTCCGCGGGGCGGTTGCTCTGTCGGCGACGACGATTGAGCGGCACGCGCGGATCCGCGAGCTTTTGCCGTCCGGGATGAGGCAGGTCGATATTGCCAAGGAAGTGGGTTGCAATCAGGGAACCGTCAGCAACGTGTTCCGTGAAATCGGACGCACCCATAGACCGGTAGACGAGCGAAAGACCTTGCCGCCGGTGACGCTCAAGATGGACGCTTGGCTGCGGTGGCTGGGCTGGTACATCAGCGAAGGCAGCTCGTCGAAGGCCGTCGTGGTTAGTCAGGCCGTGAAGTCTCAATTTCTCGCGTCTGTCCAAGAGGCGTGTCGTGAAATGGGCTTGCCGGGCGTCGAAGACGTGAACCCGCCGAGCGAATACGGCAACGGGCCACAGTGGAGTTGGCGCGCCCGGAATCCTAAGCGCCTGCGTCTCTGGCTACACGAGTACGTTGGGACGCTGGCGCCGACCAAGCGTGTCCCGTCCTTCGTGTTTGACCTCGCGCCGTCCCAACAGGAGATCATGCTCAAGGCCCTGATGGAAGGCGACGGCTGCATTAGAGGCGGCACCGACTCGTGGCACGAATGTACGCGCGGCACCTATTTTACGATCTCCCGTGGGCTCGCTGACGACGTGCAGCGGTTGGCGCTGAACTGCGGCTACGAGGCTGCGGTCGTACCGGGATTTGCGGCCTGCGAAATCTTCAGGGTCAACGTCTACCGAGGCTCCGAACTGCGCGGTCATGCGCGTAGGCGTGTCGGAGACGGCTGCGTCAGGACCGTGGAGCGCTTGCGGTACGTCGGAGAGGTCTACTGCTTCACGATGCCGTCAGACACGCTGGTGACCCGCCGACATGGCCGCGTGCTCGTTTCTCGTAACAGCGGCATCCAGCACAGCCCGTTTTCGATCGATCCGCACGCGGCCGACTCCGCCACGATCGCGGGACAGGCGCGAATGCAGATCGCCGCCACGACTGGACTGCCGGTGCACCTGACGGGTGACGCGACCGGAGTCAGCCTGGCATCGGCTGCCGCGGTAGAGCCGGCAACAATGGCGATCATCCATGAGGAGCAGGAGGTCTGGGAGCAGGTGTTCCGCACGCTTGCGGACCGTGCGATCGCCCGGGCCGTAGCGACCGGGAAGCTCGACCAGATGCGCCCGTTGACCGACGAGGAGCAGCAGCAGATCCAGGCCGGCCTGTACGAGGGCGACTACGACGAGGTGTCCGGCCTTGTGGAACGCGACCTGGGGTACACGTTCAGCCTCCCCGACCCACTCAAGCGGACGATGGCTGACGTGGTGGGTGCGGTGACGTTGATTTCGAAGCAGTGGGATCCGTTGAACACGAACCGCGAGCTGCAACGCTTCCTGTTCGGCCTGGTGTTGGAGCAGGTGTTCGATGTGGAGGATCCGCGCAGCATGGTCGATCAGATCTTCCCGAAACGGTCGGAGGAGGAGCAGACCGCGGCGGAGGCGGAGGCAGCTGCGATCGAGATTGCTCGTTCGACGGTCCCGGGCGCGGAACCCGAGCCGGCACCAGCGAGTGCGACAGCGCCGACGTCGACGGGCGTGGATGGCCGCCAGCATCCTCCGGGGAATCCGTTGGGCGCTAAGCAGGGCTCACCGAGCGTGCAGGAGTCCGCGGTCAGGGGTGCGCGGTTGCGGCCGGACGATCCGGCGTACCTGCAGGCGCAGCGGGAGTTTGAGGCGGAGACGGCAGCGAACATGCGCGAGCTATTGGCAGCGGCGCGGAACGGACACGATGGCAGCTAAGAAGCAGCGGCTCTGGGATGTTGCGATGGCTGATCGGGCGGCAGCGATCAGGCAGGCCGAGCAGCTAGGCGGAGTCGTGCTTGTGCCGCCAGAGGACATCCAGATTGGTTTCACGCAGACCGAGCCACAAGCCGAGAAGCCAGATGGCGTTGCCGGCTGACGCATTGGCTGCCTGGTCACGCCGCCAAGCAGCCATCCTCGACCGCCACTACGACCTGGCATGGCAGCGCGGCGTCAACGCCTACCAGCCCCTCCAAGAATCCGCCGTCGCCGAGCATCCCGCACGCGACAGCACAGCGCTCGCACTGCTAGTCAGGCGCCGGAAGGTGATTATGGACGAGCAGCATAAGCGCGCCGCCTTGGCGCCGGCGTTGGCGTCGATCAGCAAGATGGCCGGCCAGCTATCCGGTGCGGCGACCGCCGCTGATGAGCCATCGGCGCAGGCTGTCGTGGACTATGGGAGTGCGAACACGTGGCGGCAGAATCTCGGGTCGTCCGTCGTGTGGGCGGGTTCAATCGCCGGGTTTGCTCAGGCTGCCAGTGTCGACTCGAAACTTCTGACCTGGACTGCAGAAGGCGCGGGCTCGTGTGATGACTGCGTGTACTACTCCGGACTGGATGCCATGCCGCTTGAGCAGTGGCCGACGCTGCCGGGCGAAGGAGCGACCGTGTGCCAGGCGGGCTGTCGTTGCGGAATGGACGCGGTGTGAGCATCGCGGAGCAGCCGAAACGACCGCGCGGCTCGTGGCAGCATCGCAAACCCAAGCCCTGCGTGAAGATGCGCGAACTGCTTGGTGCCACGGACTTCGATGCGGCGTGGGAGGAAGCGTGTGTGCTAGCACTCGCTCGCGACGCGGACGCCACTGACTTTGACGTGGCGTGGGAGCGAGCGTGGACAATTATGCGTAAGGAGAAGTGGTGGCCGCACGCCACCATGGAACGCCACGACTGGCAGGAGGTGCTCATGGACACGCGTCCGGAGTTCCGCCGCTGCTGGTATGGGGAGCCGTCACCGTTCGAGAAGATCGCCAGGATGATCTTGGATGTGATCTCCGAGGATGACATTCACGGAGACGATGGCGTGGTCATCGCGCTGGCGTTGGGTTGACGGTGCTGGTGGGCGCGCGGGTATCGTGACAGGTATGGCAATCCTTCACCGACAACTCGACGAGCTAGTCGCCTATCCGCCACACGAACCCCGGTCTGAGTCACCGACGTACGTCAAGACTCACCACCACCTGGTCTACACGATGGACGCCCCGTGCTGGGTCTGCGGGATTCGACACTCGCAAGGCGGCGCTCTCGAAACTCACCACGCTCACTTCGAGTGGGCGTCACAGAACGGCCTCGACCTAGAGAAGGTCACGGTCGACTGGCCCGACCTGACTGACCGTCAGAAGCTTGCCGAGTGGGTTGACTCGGAGGCGAACATGCTCGTCCTCTGTGCCGCTCATCATCGCGGCAAGTACACCGGTATCCACGAGATCACCTATCCGGCGTGGCTTTTGCAGAGGTACCAAGGGTCGGAGTTCACCTTCATCCAGCAGCAGCTGAGCACCACCGGACCGAAGGCGCACACTCCGCTGCTGCAGAAGGCGGCGAAATGAGCGTCAGGCGCCGCCGTGACGATGACGACTACGTAACCACGGAGGAGCTCGCTCGGATAATCGACGAGCTAACCGAAAGGATCAGCAACATGGCATCACAGGACGACGTAACCGCGATTACAAACCAGGTGGATCAGGTCGCGACCGACCTGCAGTCCGCGCAGAGCACGTTGCAGTCGGAGATCGATTCGCTCGTGTCGGCGAACCCGACGCTGGACCTGTCGGCTTTGCAGGCCGCAGTATCGCCGCTCGATAGTGCGGTGCAGGCTCTCGGGAATCTGAAGCCGACGCCGGGTCCGAGCGGCGCTTCGGGTGCGAGCGGTGCGTCAGGCGCGTCGGGCCCGGTAGTCGGCCCGTAGGCGATGGACTTGGCCGCTAACGCCGCGCGGCTGACCGCTCTCGAAGCGGAGACAGCCGCGCGGCACGAGCGGTTCCGGCGCCTGGCGGAGTTTTGGCGGGCGCATGGAAAGCATGAGCTGGCCGCCGAAATAGACGTCCTGTTGCGCGACAATTGGGCGTGCGGAGAGTAGAATCCGGGGTACAGAATCAGCAGGTTGGCCTAGCACCAGGGAGGTGCAATCATGGTCCTTCTCTTCGCAGGAATCCTCGGAGTAATCCTTCTCGCATGCTTGGTCGCCGGCGTGGCGATGATCGCGGGCATGGTGATCGGGTTTGTGCAGGCCATCCAGGATTGGCGGGCGGGTAGGCCGATCGGTGTTGAGCAGCCGGCCCGGTCGGTCGTGAACGCGGTGCCGGTCGCCGCGGAGGTCAGGGCTCGGGTGATGGCTCGCGATGGGTTCGCCTGCGTGCATTGCGGCAGTGAGAGTGACCTGACTGTCGATCACATCGTGCCGCGATCGCTCGGGGGTGGGAACCAACCCGAGAACTTGCAGACGCTTTGCCGGCGGCACAACTCTCAGAAGGCAACGCGCGACATGGTGGACGCACCCATCGACGCGCAGCACGCGATTGTCGCGTTGTGGCGAGATGAGCGCATAGCCTCGCGTAACGGCCATCACTGACCTGTCTCAATAGTCTGACTGTCAGTGTGGTGCTCGCAGGCGGGTATTCGCTTACGATGACAGGGTGACCTATCGGCTAGGAACGGGGCGAGTGACGTGTGTCGCCGATGACTGAGCATGGCGACGGCCTAGAGCAGAGCGTAACCCCTCGGGAGTTCGACGCCCGGATTGCTGAGGTTCAGCGTGCGGTAGATCTGGCGCGCGAGCCCGCGTCGACGGTCGCGCTGCGTGAGTACGTCGAGGCGTTGCTGCGCGAACGTGACCAGTTGCGCGAGGCGCGTGACGAGCACCTGGAGCGTGAGCTCCAAGAGGGCGATCGCGTCAACCGTGATCACGTCGATACGGTGTTCCAGGAGCATCGGATTGCGGACGAGACGGCTGGGATCGAGCGTGAGAAGGCGGCGCAGATCCTCGCTGACGCACTGAAAACTTCGATCGCATCGGGCGACGATCACCTCAAACAGCACATCGCGATGCAGGTCGGGCAGATTCACGCGGCGCTGGAATCTGCTGAGCGGCTCGAAACGTCGAGAGCATTGGCGCTTGCCGAAAAGATTGCCGCACTGGACGCCTCCATGATGGAACGTCTCGCAGCACAGCAGCGCGAAACGCAGCTTGTGGCCGAGGCGGCGAAGGAAGCGATCCAAAAGGCTGAGATGGCGAACGAGAAGCGCTTCGACGGGGTCAACGCATTTCGCCAGCAGCTCACCGAGCAGAGCAAGGATTTCATGCCGCGCGAGGTTGCCGACGCACAGATTGGCGAGCTACGCAAGCAGGTTCAGTACCTTGCAGAGCAGCTGGGGAAACTGTCCTGATGGGCATCATTGAGCGCATGGGAGCCATCGAGAAGAAGGTCGACGACCTCCAGGCTCAGGTCGGCTTGCAGGACGAGCGGATCAGCGGCACCGGCGGCATCCTGAAGGCCGTCGCGGCCCTGGGCGAAGAGGTCACGAGCATGAAACGGGCTTTGTGGACGGTCGCTGGCGGGATCGTGATCGCGAGCGTGGGGTTCGCGTTCACCATATTGCAAGTGGTGCATCCGTGAGACTGCCGTCTCGGCCGACCGGGACGCATTTGCGCAACTTCGTGATGGCGTGGGCCGTGGTAATCGCCATCCTCGGTGCGGCGGCGGTGCTGTACGTCGGACTGATGAGCAATCATGATTTCGCGACGCAAATCCAACAGTCGCGTAAGGCCTACGTCCTCTCCACCTGCACGGACCAGAACATGCGCCACGACCGGACGATCGCCACGCTCGACCAGGAGATCGCCGCGCTCCCACCCACCGAGCGCAAGGGCGCGCAGACCAGTCGAGCGGGCACCGTCGCGCTGATCGACGCGGTAGCGCCAAAGCAGGACTGTGCGGCCGTGGTCTCCAAACTCAACCTCCACTGATGACCCTTGAGCTGGTCCCCGCCGGACAGGACGCGCAGAACCTCGCGCCAGGCGACCTGATCTTCTGCCACCGCACCGGACTCGCCTCACAGACAATCCGCGTCCTCGAGCACCTACGTCAGGGCGACTGCCGCTGGTCGCACGTCGCTGTCGCCGAAAACTCCGTCACGCTCATCGAAGCGTTGACCCGAGGCGTCACCCGCAACCCGTTGAGTGAGTACCGCGACATCGAGTACGCGGTCGTCCGGATGCACCTCAGCGCCCAAGATCAGGAGCAGGCTGTCGCGTTCCTACGCTCCTGCCTGGGCGAGCATTACGCGTGGATGCTTATCGCCGGGATCGCCGTCCGATATCTCACACCCGGACGCGGTGGCTTCACGCTCGGAAGCCTCGACGGGACGCAGATCTGCTCCGGACTGGCCGCCCAGGCAGCGGTTCGCGGACCGATGATCTTCGCTCACGAGCCATCGAGCCTGACACCCGCCGAGCTGGCGGCCAGCTTCGAGCATTGCTGACACCCCTCGTCGCAGCCTTACCCTAGAAGGACATGGGCGACGAACGCGTATTCACCACCGACTACCTAGTCGCCAACTCAGACGGCCTGTTCGGCCAGCCCGTCTACGTCGCCGCCGGCGCACTATTCGGACAGGCCGACTCGATGACAGTCGACGACGCAACCGCACTCGTCATGGCCTATGCGGGATACACGGTCATTCCGCCCTACCCGCCACTCGAAGCGCCGTGGCTACTCATCCGCCCACGCGGAAACTGGAGCAACCTGATCATCTATCAGGTCGCGGATGCGGTCATCGGCTCCGATGGCAGCGCCTATGGTGCGCTCGAAGAGTCACTGGCGGTGAACCCCGTCGGGGACGTGTCAGGCGTATGGAAGATCCTGGCGCTCCCGGGCGCCACGGGCCCGCTGGGGCCATCGGGCGCGCGCGGTCCGTCAGGTCCGACCGGTCCGGCTGGCGGTCCTACGGGACCTTCGGGCGCCACGGGTGCCACGGGACCGGTGGGCGCTACGGGCGCGGGCGCTTCGGGCGCTACCGGCCCGATGGGCGCTACGGGACCGTCCGGTCCGGCCGGTGTGACAGGCCCGACCGGTGCGATGGGCGTCACGGGCGCGCAAGGCCTCTCGGGACCGTCTGGCGGGACAGGACCGCCCGGACCTACCGGCGTGGGCGCATCGGGTGCTACTGGGCCGACCGGAGCGACCGGCCCGGCGTTGACCGGCGCGTTCGGCAGATACTTTCACCCGCCAATGTTCTACTCCCAGGGTGGAACTACCCCAATCGCGAACCAGTTGTATGTCGCCCAGATCAACGTTCCGATCAGCACAGCACTCACCGGAGTAGCGCTCTCCCTTTCAGCGTTCGCGAACGGCAATGTGATCGTTTCGCTCTACGACGCCAGCGGAACGCGAGTGGCGGTTTCGAGCCTCACAGCATTGGCTTACCCGCTGAAGCAGGTGCCGTTCACGGCGATCTACACCGCGAGCGGCGGGACGTACTTCATTGGCGTGCAGTTCGACAGCACCGCGGCCGGCAACGCCCACTTTCAGGGCGGGCTGCCAATGGTGGCAGCCACCCAGATCGCTCAGGGGTCGTTTGCCGCACCAGCGGCGATCACCGTCCCGACCGGTCCCGATCCGGCAGGGAATCTTCAGCCCGCAGTCTCAACGTACTGATGGCGCGCCATCGCCTGCATGTGGTGAACCTCGCTCACACCGCCGCGAATGACGCCTACGGGTGGTGTGCGTTCAGCCAAAAGGCGAGGCGCTTCTCCCGGATGATGACGGAGCGCGGGCACCACGTCACCGTCTACGGGCACCCCAACGACGATGTTCAGTGCTCAGGGCATGTGGTGTGCGGCTGGGATCTCCCCGAGAACGGTGTCATCCCACCGTTCAACGCCGACGAACCGATCTTCCAAGAGTTCAATCAGCGAGCCATCCACGCCCTCGCCACCCGCCTCCAACCGCACGATTTCATCTGTCTCATCGGTGGGCTCGCTCAGAAGCCCATCGCCGACGCCTATCCGAACCACATGGCGGTGGAGTACGGCATCGGCTATGGCGGCGTGTTCGCTAACTACCGCGTCTTCGAGAGCCTCGCATGGATGCACACCGTCTACGGCGCGCAGTCCGGCGGTGACGCGCACAGCATCGACGGCCGCTTCTTCGACGCTGTCATCCCCAACTACTTCGACACCGACGCCTTCCCCCAAGGACGCGGTGACGGCGGCTACCTCCTGTTCGTCGGCCGGCTGATCGACCGCAAAGGCATCCAGATCGCCGTCGACACCGCCAAAGCCGCAGACCGCGAGCTGATCGTCGCGGGCGCCGGCGACCCACCCGACGACTGCACGTACGTGGGGGTGGTGGGCCCGCGGGAGCGGGCGGAGCTGATGGGCGGCGCGCTCGCACTCCTGGCACCCTCGTTGTATGTGGAGCCGTTCTGCGGCGTCGCCGTCGAAGCCCAACTCACAGGGACGCCCGTGATCTGCACCGACTGGGGCGCCATGACCGAGACCGTCGAGGACGGGGTGACCGGGTTTCGCTGCCACACCATGCGCGAGTTCATCGACGCCGTCGACAGTGCGGGCGACCTCGACCGCCACTACATCCGCCAGCGTGCCGTTTCCCGCTACTCGCTCGAAGCGGTCGCGCCGATGTACGAGGACTACTTCGCGAGGCTGTCCACCTTGTGGGGGTCGGGCTTCTACGAGGGTGTCACCGCACCGCATACGATGAGTGCACATGAGTGAAGAGATCGAACTCCGCCGCGGAACCGCCGCCCAATGGACAGCAGCCAACCCGACGCTCGGCAACGGCGAACCGGGATTCGAGACCGACACCCTGAAATTCAAGATCGGGAACGGCACAACCGCATGGAACTCACTCGCCTACGAGGTCGGCAGCGGCGGCGGCGCGGGAAGCCCAACGCACGACGCCGGGAACCTCGGAGCTGCCTACACGCTCGACCTTTCCGTCTATCCGGCCGGCATTATCGGCACGCTCAACGCGAACTGCACGATCACGCTCACCAACCGCACGGCTGGCGCCGAACCGGTCCTGCTGCTCACGCAGACCGCCGCGTACAGCCTGACGATCTCCGACGGCGCAGCAACCCAGCCGGTGGGCTCGGTGGCGCTGCTGCCCCCCGGCGGGTTCATGCCGATCGTCATCTACTGCCCCAACAGCGTCGACATCAACATCGCGGTGCCGGTCAGCGGCTCAAGCATCGCGGCCGCCAGCGGACTTTCGGTGCAGAACGTGACCAGCGCCACCGCGTTCATCCTGCCGGCCAACGTCCTCGCGAGCGTCGATACGACCCCCGGGAGCATGATCATCCCGCTGCCGACCGCTCCGCCCGACGGTACGCAGGCCGGCGCGATGATGCTCGTCCAGGGACTTGACGACGGCTCTCCGCCGACCCCATCGACCGTCACCGTCAACACTACGGGCACCGACACGTTCGCTGACGGCAGCACGAGCAGCGAAATCGACTACCCGGAGACAACTGATCATCTGGGGCTACTCCGCAAGCGCCAACGAGTGGTATGTGAGCTCGTCGTTCACGCCCCTGCCCGGCCTTGACCAGCGGTATCTCGGAACCGATTCCCCGACGGCGACTGGCGTGCTGTCAGCGGATGCGCTCAGTATCAACGCGGCGTCTTCTGGTGCGATACAGACCACAGATCAGGGCACGCTGGCGTCCATCGGCGCGCCAACGTTCCTCGGGAACCCGGGCGACTGCTGGTTTGACGCGATCAGCAACCGCTACCGCTGCACCGGTGTCGGCTGGATGGGCGTGGGGTCGACTTCTGCGCCGACGGTCACGACGGACGCGCCGGACACGATCACGCCCACGACGGTCAATCTGAACGGGTCGGTGAACCCGAACAATCAGGCGACGACCTACCAGTTTCAGTACGGCGTCGATACGACGTACGGAACGAATCTCCCGTCGACGGCTGCGAGCGCTGGGTCAGATGTCGTACCTACGGCCTATACGCGAGCGGTGACGGGATTGACCGCGAACTCCGTATATCACTACCGACTGGTTGCCACGAATGCGACGGGCACGACGACCGGGCCGGATCAGACGTTCACGACCACCACGGTGGGCGCTCCGATCGTCGTGACCGGGGCAGCGTCGTCGGTGGGGCAGACTGCGGCGACGATCGCTGGGAGCGTCAATCCGAACGGGTCGGCCACCCAATACCAGTTTCAGTACGGGCCGTCGACCGCGTACGGGCAGGCGACACCATCGACGTCGGCCGGTTCCGGAAGCACCGCCGTTCCTGAGACGGTGAACCTGACCGGCTTGACGCCAGGCAGCATCTACCACTACGCGATCGTTGCCACCAACGCAGGCGGGACGACGATCGGTAACGATGCGACGTTCACGACTGCCGCGACGAGCTCGCGTCCGACGGTCACGCCAGGCGCCGCGTTTGGGATCACCCAGACAGGAGCGACGGTCTATCAGAACGTCAATCCCAACGGGGCGGCCACATCGGTCGTGGTCCAGTACGGGTCGACGACCGCCTACGGCACGTCCGCCGCGGCGCAGAACATCGGCGCGGGAAATGGTCTCATCCAGGTTCAGACCGTCGCGTCGGGTCTGACGGCAAACACCGTATATCACTGGCGTTGCGTCGCTACCAACGCCAATGGCGCGCCCGTCAACGGACCGGACCAGACGTTCACGACGAGCCCCTCGACCGGTCCGGTCAACACGGTCGCTGCGTCGATCAGCGGAACTCCGGCGGTCGGGTCGACCCTCACGGCTCTGCACGGAACGTGGACGGGTACCGCACCGATCACCTATACGTACGCTTGGACGCGCGACGGTGCGACGATCGCTGGTCAGACCGGTACGACTTACACCACGGTGACGGCTGATGGTGGCCATTCGGTCGGCTGCATCGTGACCGCCACCGATGGCAACGGGGTCTCTAACTCGGTGCAGCCGACCGTTTCCGTCACGGCTGGCGGTACCCCACCCACCCCCGTATCCCCCCCGGTGATCTCATGAAACGAACCGCGCTTGCTGTCATTGTCTTCGCTGTCCTGCTCGTCGGCTGCGGCGGTGGTGATCCGCATCGCCCGACCGCAGCCAAGGGCCCGCAAGCGTCCGTGGTGTTGGGGTTCGGGGGTCACTCCCGCCTGTCAGTAAAGGCGCAGAGTCCTTACCTTCCTGTCAAGCCGCTCGCGAAGTTCGGGTCGGCTGCCGTGCCGACCGTCGGCGAAGTGCTGGCCACCACCCAAGGCGGTTGGAACGGCGCTCCGACAAGCTACACCTACCTGTGGCAGGACTGCGATTCGACCGGTACCTCATGCTCAACGGCTGCGGGCTCGCCGTCTGGCGCGAGCAGCTATTCGATCGTTGCCGGCGATATCGGCAAGTATCTTCGCGTGCAGGTCACCGCGTCTAACGCGGGGGGTCGCTCCCAGGCATCCAATTCGGCGTTGACGGGTGCTGTGACGGGAAGTTCGGGAGCCGTCACGTTCCAGGCGGGCTTTGACTCCAGCGCCCCGGCACCGTTCCCCAATCCGCAGTGCTCGAACACCGGCACGGTGTCCAAGCCCCCTCGCTATCGCGGGACATGGAACTACGACACCACCAATCCGGGGGCCGGGTCAACGTCGGTCAGAATCGATCTGCCGACGACACCATCTGGCTACACGTTGACCGCGTGCGACGCCAACACTCCGGCACAGCCACAGGCTTTAGGGACGACGCAGTATGAGGGAATGATGTTCTACGTGCCACCGGGAGGTCTCACGACCCCCAACAATGACTTCATTGGCAACAATCTCGTCGAGTGGCATACCGATTACATCTGGGCAAGCCCTGAATCTTGGCAGCTTCAGCCCTCTGGCTCGCCCGCCAATAGCCTTGCTATCGCGCTTCAGACCGGTGCGTGCAACCCCGCCGGGTCGGCGCAGCCAGGCTGCACAACGCACGAGACCCCAGGACAAACCAACGGAGCTAACACGATCCCGTTTCAGTGGGTGATACCGCCCGGCCATTTGACCAACGGCGCGTGGAACGAGGCTGTCATGGGTGTCACCTGGGCGAGCGGACCTACCGGGTCGATCCAGACGTTCTACAAGGTCAAGGGCGCGAGCACCTGGAATGCCGGCTCGTCGATCAGCGGCATCCCAACGGTGCAATACGACGTGAATAAGGGCTGCTGTCTCGCGACCGTGCTGAATGCACTGGAGTCATATACCCAGGCGGTTACCGCGCCGTTTTCGGTAAAGGTCGACAATTTCGTGCAGGGCACCGGACTCGCTGCCGTAGAAAGCACGTTCCCCTAGGACCGGATGACGATCCGAATTTCACAGGGTGGCGGTGGAGGTGGCGCTCCGGGCGCTACGGGCCCGATGGGCCCGACGGGCGCTACGGGACCGTTCGGGCCGGCCGGTGTTACCGGGCCGACCGGACCTACCGGCGCGGGCGCATCGGGCGCCACGGGCCCGACCGGGGCGACGGGCCCGGCGGGAACGACAGGAGCTACAGGCCCAGCGGGTGGTGGCGGAGGGTCGTCAGCTCCGACCGTTACCGGTGTGCCGGGAACCTCCCTCGGCGCGTCACAGTCGCTGGCGCTTGTCGTCGGCACCCCGCAGTGGCTGACCGGACTATTGACCGCCAATCTGACCGTCACCCTGTCGGCATATCCGGCTGGTGCGACCGCCCGGCTCCTAGTTCAGCAGGACGCAACAGGCGGACGGACGCTGACTGTCAGCGTCAACGGCAATAGCACCGTCGTTCCGATCCTCGCTTCGGCGTCAGCGACCAGCGAGGTGCTGATCGAATGTCAGGACTCCACCGGCAACAACGTGGCGGTCACGCTACTCAATACGCCTGACGCCTCCACTACGCTCAAGGGCGCGGTCCGACTCGCTACCGCACCAGCGTCGGCTTCCACGCCAATTGCTGTCGGGTCTAATGATCCTACGCTGGCGAGAAACGTCGTCACCACCAAGGGCGATCTGGTGGTCGCAACCGCCGCGGGTCTCGTGGCTCGCGTTCCTGTCGGCACGGACACTCAGGCTCTGGTTGCTGACAGCACCCAGACGACAGGCGTGAAGTGGGCCAATCAGAGCGGCGCTGGCACCGGTCCGACCCTTGGTGTCCTCTCGGCGGACTTGGCGGCGCTCACCGCGTCAACGACCCTCACGAACGTTACGGGCTTGGCGTACAGCATCGGCTCAAGCGCGACAGAGATTTGGCTTGCCGAATGGTGGATAATCGTCACTGCGACAAGCACCACAGAGGACATCAAGTTTGGTTTCACGATCCCTGCTGGCTGCACTGGATACTGGTCCACAGCAGCACAGAATGGATGGACGGGCGCCAACCCGACAGTCACCCCCTTCAACCTCTTGTCCTTGGCCACCACCATGCCGCTCGGCACCCCGGCATCAGGCAATGTCGGCTACATCCTGAACGCCGTCATCCTGGGTGGCGGTACGGCAGGCGCGATACAGCTCCAGTACGCCCAGAATACGTCTGACGCGGGGTCGCTGACAGTCAAGGCCGGATCGATGCTGAGAGCAACCCAAGTTCACACGTAATGGGCTCGGCCACCTTCAAGTGCCTGCCGCCATCTAACACGATCAGGGAAATCACGATTCCGGGTGTGACGGGAGGCGCGAACGTCTCAGCGCTCTGCATGGGGCCAGACGGGCGAATCTGGGCGGGAGTCGAGAACTACACCGGCGTCCAGCCGGTCGTGATCGCCGTCACACCGGCTGGCGTTATCAGTCAGTACCCTGTCGGTGCGGTCGGAGACAACTTTGGCGGCGTCTGCGCTGGTCCTGACGGCAACATTTGGATCGGCGATAGCAGCACCAAGACGCTCTACAAGATTCGTCCGAGCGACGGAACGATTTTGGGTAGCTATCTCGTCTCGACCATTACCGACATCGCCGGGGTGAGACCCGGCTCGGATGGCAACCTGTATGTCGCGAACAACGGCGGCAGCCATCTGGCGAAGGTCAGCACGGCTGGCGTGACGCTGACCGTTTACAACAGTCCCACCACTGGGGGCGGCTGCCACGGCCTCAACAGCGGACCGGACGGCAACGGCAACACGGTCCTCTGGTTCGCCGAACAATTGGGTTCGGCGAACAAGGTTGCGTACTTCAACCCCGCAACATCGACGTTTACCGAGTTCTCGGTTGGGATGGCCCCCTTTTCCGTGGTTCCTGGCGGCGATGGGAACATCTATTTCACCGCTGAGATTGCGGGCAAGTACGGTCAGCTTCTCCTGCCGTCGGGCACGGTTTCGACGTGGACGGCACCGGATGGGACGAGTGCAAGCCCTCGCGGCATATGGGCGGACACGAACGGGAACGTCTGGTACTCCGAGCACGCCTCCAACAAGCTAGTGAAGTTCCCCACCGGCTCGCCTGCGACTACGTCCACCGTGACGTTGCCAACCGCGTCCTCGGGACCGGACAAGATCGTCCAGGGAATTGATGGCTTCCTGTGGCTGACAGAGCACGACGTGGGCAAGCTCGCGTGGATTGTGTCGTAGATAGGTTTCTCTCCCGGTCTGTGACGCTGACTAGCGGGCTCGGTGTCCGGTTACGATGAGAGTCATGCGAGCCGAACAGTGCCAGGCGGTCTACCTCGAACCCGAGCCCGCACGGCTCACCGAATACGGGAAGCGGTGGATGGACGAGCGTCTCACCGCGATCGCCAGGCACGTTGACGTTCTGAAGGACGTGGCGAAGCTCGGTATTCTCGAGCGCACAAGATGGGCCGAGATGCAACAGGCCCTAGTGGACTCCGGCGTCTCGACCGCGATCACTTCCGGCGTCTCCCAGTACGGGATGAGTCACCTGATCGACCACATCGACGGAAAGACCGCGTTCACCATGCCCGCTACCGTCGCGCTCGCGCTCGCGACCACAGCACCAACTTCCACGACGACCGGAGCCACCGTCGTCGAAGCCACGTACGGCGGATACGGGCGTCAGACCATTGCGGGCTCAGGGTTCAACGCCGCCACATCGGCCACGCCGTCTGTGTCGACGAACGCAGGAAACATCACCTTCGCGGCATGCACGTCGGGATCAAGCACCTTGCTCGGCTTCATGATCGCCGACTCCGCGACAACCGCCGCTGGTAACGCCCTGTGGTTCGGGACGCTATCGAGCACAGTGATCTCCCAGACTCAGACCCCCGCGACAGTCGCCAGCGCTGCCATGTCTCTGAGCCTAACGGGTTCCTAATGGCTGACGACGAGAACATCGAAACCACCCCCGTCAACCTCGAGCCTTCCGCCGGGAACGCTCCCGAACTCGACCCCGCCGAAGTGGTCGCTGCCGCGGCCGATGCCGCGGGCAACGATCCCGTCGACGCTGCTGTCGCCGCCCTCGACGCCTTGCAGGGCATTCAGGTCACGGTCGGAGGCGGCCCGGGCGCCGAGCTACCGCCGGTCAAGTTCCCACGGACCAGTGTCGAACGACGAGTCCTCGGGCATGTCACCGACGAGGTCGACCTGACCGCTCTTGGACCCCGGAACACGCTCGCGGCGCTCACCTACGCGCTGGTCCGTGACCGGAACACGACGCATCCTGCTGGCGAGAACGCGAAGCTCGACACCGACGGCGCTACGACCGCGCAGTCCGCGCAACTGGTGCTCGAGCATTTGCAGCGCCTCGAGGATGAGGGCCTCGTGGAAGAGGATGCCGGTCACTACACGGTGACTGACGCGGGCTGGACTGAACTACGAAGCTAGGTGGGCGACTGTGAGCGGCAAAGTCTCACGGTGGCTGATCGTCTGTGTCGCCGCACTCTTGCTGGTGTGGGGTGCCGGGTCGGCTTTCGCGGCCACGCGGCCAGCGTCGCGAACGCGCCCGCAACTGACGCATACGCACGCGGGTTCGAGCGGACGATTTGGTAGCTTCGCAGCCCCGACGATCGGGGAGCTGTTCACCGCGACAACGGGCACGTGGACCAATTCGCCGACCAGTTTCGCCTACGTGTGGCAGCGCTGCAGCGGATCCGGCGGGACTGGCTGCTCGAGTATCGCGGGTGCGACGAGCAGCACGTACACGCTCGTTTCAGCCGATGCCGGTGGCTATGTCCGGGTGGGGGTCGCAGCGTCAAACGCATCTGGGACGAGCGGCTTCTCGTTCTCGAGCGTGTCGGGGCTGGTCTCTACCGCTGGGACAGCCCCGTCTAACACGGTCGCGCCGTCAGTTTCGGGCACCGCCATTTCGGGCAGCGTGTTGACCGCTACGAATGGCTCGTGGACGGGCTCGCCGACTTCCTACAGCTATGTGTGGCAGCGGTGTACTGGCTCTGGTGGGACGGGTTGCACCAGCATCTCTGGCGCGACACTGAGCGCGTACACGCTGGTTTCCGGGGACATCGGAAACTACGTGCGGGTAGGGGTAGCGGCAACGAACGCGTCGGGGACGAGCGCCCTTTCTTTCTCCACGGTGTCGGGACAGGTCACGGGCCCTCCACCCAGCAACACGGCCGTTCCGTCGGTCTCGGGCGCTGCGACGGTCAGCAGCACGCTGACCTCTACGACCGGCACGTGGACAGACAGTCCGACGTCCTACAGCTACGTGTGGCAGGACTGCAATGCCGCTGCCACGAGCTGCGCGGCGATCTCGGGCGCTACCGCGTCGACGTACACGGTCACGAGCAGCGACGTGGGCTTCTACGTTCAGGTTGGCGTGACCGCGACCAACGCGTTCGGGACTAGCGGACAATCGTTCAGTTCGGTGACCGCGCTGGTTGCGGGGGGTTCTCCGCCGACCGTCACGCTGGATCCTGTCGTGAGCGGCTCGACGGTCGTCGGCAGTACGTTGACGACAACGACGGGCACCTGGACTGGTTCGCCGACGTCCTACTCGTATCAGTGGACTGAGCAGAATCCGTGCGGCCCGGGCGCAGGCACGCGCATCACCGGCGCGACCAACAATAGCTACACGCTGGTTTCCGGCGACACCGGCTTTCAGCTCTACGTGATCGTCACCGCCACGAACGCGTACGGTTCGACGGCTGACTACTCGTCATGCACGCCGGCTGTCACCTCAAATGCGTCGAGCTGCAACAAGTACGCTGCTCCGTCGGGCTCTGACGCTGCGGCTGGGACGAGCGGCGCTCCGTACGCGACGGTGCAGAAACTGGAAACGTCGCTGACCGCCGGTCAGACAGGCTGCCTGAACGCCGGCACCTACGGCGGGATCACCACCTACAACGACCTGACTGCCAGCGGCACGAGCGGCAATCCGATTACGCTCACCGCCACGCCCGGGGCTGCGACCACGCCCATAGTAGTGGGGTGGACGATCATCGATCACGCCAATTACGTGACGCTCACCGGACTGAAGATCGACATCAAAAACACCTTCTACCCGCAGAGTAGCTTCACTGGGCAGAACGCTAGTTGCGCCCCTGGCGGTGCCGGTGCTCAAGCATTGGAGGTGGAGGGCAGCAACGACACCATCATCCACGACAACATCTACAGCTCGGTGGCAGCGCCGTCGAATCAGGCCGGCCAGGGCATCGGGGTGGGGTTCAACGGCGCGGGCTATGGCGACAACACCGTCATCGCTTACAACAAGATTCACGACGTCGGTTCCTGCGACGCTTTCGATCCCAACATCTATGTTTCGCACGGCGCCAGCGGTCAGATTTACGACAACTGGATGTGGAATAACGCGCATGGCTACGGCATCCAGCTATACCCGTCGCCGAGCAACACGAACATCTACTCAAACGTGATCGACACCGTTGGAGCTGGGATGTCGCTGTACAGCAGCGGGACCGGCAGCTCGATCACTCACAACGTAGTCTCGAACTCAACGGGGATCGTCTCGGCAGACGCCGGGAGCAGCTATGCGGGCGCGTTCGCGTTCTGCGGCGGGCAGGCGGCGACGGTGAGCAACAACGACTCCTTCAGCAATTCTGGTGGCACATTGGGTTCGGGCTGTCCGGGTGCAGCGACGTTCACTTCGACGCTGACGGTCAACCCGACCTATACGAGTCAGAGCGCGCATAACTACACGGTCGGCAATAGCTCTTTGACGAGCTGGGGATTGTGGGACGGGAGCGGCACCCCATGAGACGTATCCTGCTGGCGCTCGCGGCTGTTCTTGTCGTTGCGGGGTGTGGCGGCACGTCGCATAAGCGCGCTACCCCGCGCCCGCAGCCGCCTCGGCCGCTGCCGCGGCTGGTCGTGCCGGTCGCGCATCAGCCGATCATTTCCGGGACGGTCAAGGTCGGTGGGAAGGTCACCGTCAACGGCGGCCTTGTTCCCTCGACGGCGAGCATCATCTGGACGCGCTGTCCCACGCTGCAGTCGTCCTGTCAGATCATCGCTCAGGCTCGCGGCCAGCTTGTGTTCACGATTCCGCGAGGGTTGCGCGGGCAGCGTCTCAAGGTGCTTCTCGTCGCTTCGAGCGGTGGAGCGCGCGCGTCCGGTACGACCATCAGGATCTCGCGGTGACCGTCCCGAACGTCAAGGTCACGCCCAGCGACGAGTCTCACGGACCGGACCTCGTGGACAACCACTAGCGGTGATCAGCAGCACGGTGCGGTTGGCGTCACTGATCGACTTATGATTGGTTCATGCGCCACCGACCGCGAGTGATCCGGTGAACAGTTACGTCATCGGCAACAACGTAAGCCTCCTCGCGGAGTTCTCCAACAACGCGCTGGTCGCGAGCGACCCTAACTACTGGGTCGATCCGACAACCGTCACATTCTCGGTCATGAAACCCGGCGCTCCGTCCGCGACGGTCCTGTCGGGCAGCGCGGTCGTCCGCGACCAGCAGGGCCAGTATCACGCGACCGTGACCACAGACACCGTCGGAACGTGGCAGTATTACACGCGCGGTACCGGCACCGTGTCAGCCGTATCGGCGCCCCAGTCGTTCACGGTGACCGCCGCGCCGTTCTAACGGTTAGCCTTACTGCAATGGCTAAGACCGCCGCCACGCTCATTCACGAAGTCAGTCCGCTACTTCTCCAAGAGTCAGACGGTGACGGACCGTTCAACGCCGACGGAACCGTCACCACCGTCGTCATGCGCCCCGGCCGAGCGCGCGGCAAAGGCCGACGCGTCTACCCCCGCGACGTACTCGAGCGCGACGCCGGCATTTTCACCGGCTGGCCAATGTTCGAGAACCACGAGTCACCCGCTGCTCGCAAAGCGCGCGGCACCATTCCCCGCGGCCCCGGCGAGCTCGCCGGCGAACTGCGCGAAACGTGGTTCGACCCCACGTACATCGAACCGACCGACGACGCGACCGGCTTCGAACCCGGCGCCGTCATGGGCAAAATGTCACCCACCCCGTTGATGCGGTCACTCATCGAATCGGTGCCCAACAGCCTGAAACTGTCGATCAAGGCGTACGCAACGAACCTGAAGCGCGGCAACTACAACGGTCAGCCCGCAGAGATCTGCGAAGGTATCGACGCCGCCGAAGAAGGATCCGTTGACGTTGTCACCAGCGCCGGCGCCGGCGGGCGTGTACTTGCGCTATTGGAGTCCGGTTACTCTGAGAATCATGTTGATGCTGACCACGCGCTCGAAGAGATTCCCGACCAGGAACTCCTTCACCACATGCGCGAGCATCGCCCCCACCTCCTCGAATCCACACCCGAGCCTGTAACCGAAATCGTGCCCGACCCGACTCCCACTCCCGAACCGCCGAAGGCCGTCACTCTCGCTGACGTGTTCGCCTCGGACGAGTTCAAGAACACGATGAGCGAACTGGTGGAATCCCGAGTGCAGGAACGTCTCGAAGATCACCGCACGCTGATCGAATCCGGAATGGTCCCCCGCCGCCAGGTCGAGCTTCGCGACCTTCACCGCATCGCCCGCGACGTGATCAGCGACTCCAAGCTTCCGTCCTCGTTCGTTGAGGATCTCAACCTGCGTTACGGGCTCGAAGAGTCCGACGATGGTACCGTCACCGCCCGCCCGTCACTCGACGTTCAGGCCGAGTACGAGGGTGCCGGTGACGACCGCCGAATCGTGAAGTCCGCCAAGAAGGTCCTCGAAGAGGCCCTCGCGGAGGACATCAAGCGCGAACGGCTCAAGCTCGCCGAAGCACGCCCCACTCGCGTGCACGGCCAGGGCGCCACCGGCGTCGATGCTGACGAGCCGACGGTGCCGCAGCCTCGCAAGGGCGGCTGGCGCGACCAGCTCGCCGCAGCCGGCGTGGACGTTGGCGCGATGAGCAAGATGAACTCGGGAAGGCTGGAGGACTAGATGCCCTATTCGGCACCACGCCGCCGCGGCGTTTACGTCACCTGCACCCGCCAGTGCAACCACGGCGATCTGACCGTCGAGTCGGGCTATGTCGGCACGGCCGTCAAGCAGCAGGCAACCACGATCAACACCGCCCGCTCAGCGCTGACCACGATCGTTGTCACCGAACCGTTCTTCCTGACCACTAAGGGCGAGGTTGAAGTGCCCGCTATCGGCGGCGCGACCGTCGGCCAGCCCGTCGCGATCAACACCACGACCGGCGCAGTAGTGCTCGGCGCTCCCGGCGCCGGCCAGGTCAAGGTCGGTCGCATCTCACGTCTTCCCGGCAAGCTCGGGATGCCTTCCGCCGGATCGTCCGCGGGCGTCTACCCGACGATCCCGGCTGGCGGCACGATGGCCGTCGATCTCGACTCCAAGGACAACCTGCCCTAATGGCCCGCATGAACTCAGACTGGGGTCGCTGGGGCGGTCCCAACAAGACGCTCGAGATCTACAAGGACTGGCGCGACGAGGTTCTCGAACTGAAAGAGGCCGCGGACGGCGGCAACGCCGAAGCCAGCAAGCTGCTCCTCGAAGCATCGCCGGACACGCGCGCGGACTTCGCGACATTCCTGTACGGGACGGTCCGCCACAGCTTCTACCAGGGCTACAACCGCGCGGCGTTCAACTGGAAGCGTTACGCCTCCAAGACGTCAAACCAGGATTTCCGCGAGAACCGGCTCCGGGGTTTCAACGGCATGCAGGGCATCGGCTACGTCGGGGAGCTCGGCGAGCGTCCCCTGATGCGCCGCAGCTTCCGGCCCGAAGCGTCGGTGCTGGTCGACACTTACGGCGCGGAGTACGCAATCACCCGTCAGGCGATCCGTAACGACGACACGAACCAGCTCGTCAGCCGGATCCCGGACGACATGGGCTACGCGATGGGCGTGTTCATGCAGCAGACAATCATCGCGCTGGTTCTCGCGAACCCTGTCGCGGCGGACGGCCTGCCGATCTACTCTTCCAGTCGCCCCAGTAACGGCGGCGTGGCCGGCAATGACGCGACCGCGTTCCTGTCGGAGGATTCGCTGCTCGACGGCATCGTGTGGATGCAGAGCCAGCGCGACGACGACGGCCGGCCGATCAACATCAGCGCTTACACCTTGGTGGTGCAGAACGAGCGGATGGCCGCGGTTGCCCGCCGGATCCTGAACTCGCAGATCACCGGTATTCGCACCGACACTGCGGCGATGGCACCCGGTCAGATGGCTGCGGGTAACATCAACCCGCTGTCGAACGGTGGCTTCCTGCCCGGCGGCGTGGTCGTCGACACGTATTTCACGAGTCCTCACGCGTGGTATCTGTTCGCGAACCCCGATCAGCAGGCGGCGTTCACGATGGCGTTCCTGGATGGTGACGAGGAGCCGTTCATCGGAATGCGCCAGCCGCAGATCCGCGACGCGATGAGCGCCAGCGAAGACCCCTACAGTTGGGACTTCCGAGCACTCGAGTTCATCGTTGAATCCGATTTCGGTGCAGCGCCGGTCGATACCCGAGCGACCTACCGCTCACTGGCGGCATAATCATGGCTGATCGCGAAAAGCCACACGTCCGCCCGGCCGATCTTATCCGCGAGGGCGGGATCGCCGGCAACGCCGCCGACCTGATCGACGCCGTCTACTCCTCAACGCCCGGCCCCCTGCAGAAAGCTCTGCTGCTGCGCCATCACCGGCTGCTGCACTCCGACGATGGTGTCGACACGCCCGAGCTGAAGCTGGCTCAGGTCGCGAAGTCCGCCGGCCTGGAGAAGGTCAAAGCGGCAGAGATTCACGGCGGGCAGCTCGACGACGCGTGGGTGGTGTACGTCGCAGAGGACCATCTCGGCTCGAACTATTACGGCGCGCTGCCGTACGAGCAGTGCGGCGGCAGCGGCATCGCGAAGGACCATATTTCCGAAGCGGAGTCGTTTGAGCAGTCTGACGCCGGGCAGCGTCTGGTTGAGCAACGCGAAGCGCAGGACGAGGCTTCGGGCGTGTCGTCGACTCGCAAGCCGAAGCCGGCGCAGCCTTCCGGCGACGACTGATCTTCCGTCCCCCTCGCGGAGGTGATCCCAGCTAGGTGAACGGCGCTCCTCCGGGCGCCGTTACTCTGTCACTATGCCCGTTCCGATCAACCTGCCACCCACCGCCGTTGATCTACGCGCCCGCATCCCCGCGCAATTCCTGACCCGCCTGGGGTTCCCGCCATCGGTGCAGGGTGTCGCCGATCCGATGGACTCGTTCTGTCAGACCGCGGTGGCGTACGTGGCGAATACGACGGGCCGGGAGGTCGACTCGACGCTCGCTGTCCAGCAGATCAACCCGCAGGCGTGGAATTGGATTAGCGGCTACCCCGACACTGGATCCTACGGCTCGACCTTGGATCTGGGACCGATCGGATTCCGCGCAGTCATCTTGCGGGCAGTGCAGGAGGCAACGCACGAGTCAACGGACTACATGCAGGTGACCGTGGGAGAGGACTATCTGTCGAAGTTCAAGGCGGGGTCCTACAGCGAGGAGCGCAATCCGTCTGAGACAGTGCTGCGCGGCCGCGGGTCGTCGGTGAGCAACCCGCAGATCAACCCTTGGCGCGAACTGTCAGACCTGCTGTGGCTGCTGTGCACGGGTGACCAGTTCTCCTACTGGCAGATGAGACTCGGCTCCCCGATGCCCGCATCGGTCACTGTTGAGCAGGACTGGACTGACACCTGGAACGCTCCCGCAGGTGCTGGTTCCATGCCGGGCTTCGGCAGCCCTGGCATCGCTGGCAGTTGGGGCGGCGATTCCTCCGGCGGCGGCTGGAACGAGTAGAATCGTCCAGTAAGTAGCGGCCCGGCGACGCGTGAACGTCCCGGGCCCGGCCAAGCCTAAACAGGAGGCTCGACGTGGAGCAGGGTACATGCTCAATCGAAGGATGCGGTCAACGGGTCGTATATCGCGACTGGTGCAATCGGCACTACAAGCGCTGGCTGCGGTGCGGCAACCCGCTAGGCCAAGCTCGTCTTCGAGTTCAGGGGACTCCCGCAGAGCGGTTCTGGTCCATGGTCTATCAGCATGGACCAATTCCTGGGGCACGCACCGATCTTGGATGCTGCTGGATCTGGATCGGAGCGCAAGACCCGCATGGCTACGGACGCTTTGCAGGCGGCTCCCGTGGGGCGTTGGCTCACCGCTGGCTCTGGATCGAAATCAATGGTGCGATTCCCGACGGACTCCATCTTGATCACCTTTGTCGAAACCCGTCATGCGTGCGCCCAACGCATTTGGAGGCTGTGACTCCACGTGAAAACTCAAGACGAGGCGACCCTGGCAAGACAGAAGGCATGCGTCATCGAGCGATGACTCACTGCAAGCGTGGTCATCCGTTCGATGAGACGAACACGGTCGTGAGGGCGAACGGAAGCCGGCAGTGTCGTACTTGTCGGATTCTCCGGAAACGGATGTGGCGGCAAGGCAAACGCCTAGACTGAATGGGTGACGCTCAGCGGGCTTATCCATGAAGCGTACGTTCTGCGCTCATCGCGAACCACCGCCAGTCGCAATAGTCAGGGCCAGTTCACAGATACGCCAGCACAGGTCGGTGCAACGTTCCGCGCCAGGCTGATGCTTGTATCGCTACAGAACACGCGTTCCGAGGCCGGCGCGAACGTGGGCGACACGGCCGAGGAGATCGTCCGCAAATTCGAGTTTCTGACCTCAGACGTTGATGATGACGGGAACCCCGTGACTATCACGGCCTCAGATCGCCTTCAGTTTACGGATGCAGGGCCTCTCGGCACGCCGCTTATCGATGTCTCGGGTGAGGCCGAACTTCTAAACAACGGTCGGCATCGAATTGGATATTGGGGATTCGGTGTGATCGCTGAAGATGTGGGCTCGGCCTGATGCCCTACAAGCAGACGGGCTCTTTCAATGCGATGTTCAACCCGGCGGTGGCTGAGCGTGCGGGGTTTGCGATCACGCGCGCGGTGGGCCGCCGGTTCTGGGCGCTGGTGCGGGAGCGCACGCCGATCGCGAAGATCCCGGAGGGCTGGTCTGAGTCGGAGTGGGTTCAGCTTCGCGGTGGGCGCAAGCTGGGAACGTTGCGCGATTCGATCTACTTGACCCCGGCGGTGATCGCGTTCGGGGGTTTTGAGATTGCGGTGGCGACGGATGATCCGGTCGGGAAATGGATTGAGCATGGGACGGTCTCGCATTTCGTCAAGCCGGTTAGCGCTCAGGCTTTGGTGTTCGCGATGCCCGGTGGCGAGCTGTGGGGCTCAAAGGGACACGAAGTCAGCGGGATCACGGGAGTGCACATGTTCCAGGTCGGCGCACTGGCAACGGAGGCGGAGTTCGCGTCGATCGCCGAGCCGATCCTCGCTGCGATGTTGCGCGGCGATCAGCTGGCGGCGGTGGCGTGATGGCCCGCACCGCTCTTGACTGCCTGAAGTCTCTGCAGAGATATGCCGCGTCCATTCTTCCCGCGCCATGGGATGTGAGGATCGCCCTTGAGTCAGTGAACCCGACCAGACCGTTTGCCCTTGTCACGCAGAACGGGGCGCAGGTGATCCTCGGGAAGTACGGCGCTCACTCCCTGCAGCTCTCCGCCCCCTATACGGTGCACGCGTATCTCGCGGAGGCTGCTACGCGCGAAGCCGCGGAGATCGCAGCCGCTCAGCTTGAGGAGCAGATGTTCTACGCGTTCAAAGTCGTCGGTAACGCTCCGTCGACGCGCGGTGACGTCGTACCGCTCTGGGATTTCGTGGGTGACACGACGAGCGGCGTGAACCCGCCGCGCGCGTACTGTGACTATGCGAACATCGCGCAGCTGGCGATCCGGCCGATCGCGGATCCCGCGAATCCGCGGTTGCAGACGGTCGCTGCTGATTTGACGTTGACGTGGTGGCGTCAGGGAAGCGTGTGGTCGCAGGTGTCACCGTTGACATCGGCGGCGCGCGCGGATCCGCAGATACCGTTGCGGAGGATCATCGCGACGAAGAAGGGGCTGTCGGGCTACTCGTCACCACCGGACGTGTACACGATCCCGACGGCGCCCTAGGCGGCTGTCTTCTCGGCGCGGCGGTTCTGCCGGTAGGGAACATCCCAGCCGTCTGCGCGCATATCGCAGATCGAGCTGCCGATCGAGTTGACGGTACGTCCGAGAGTCGAGGCGATTTCCTTGAGCGACCGGCCTTCATGCCATAGGCGCTGAATCGCGCGTCGCGCCTCCCTCTGCTTGTCGTGATAACAAGCGGAGCAGAGGTCGCGCCCCCTCTTCTGCCCTCCGCACATAGTGCACGGCCCCGCGTTCTCTAGGAGACAGGCTCGACATTCCATGCCACTCGGGCGATTCTCGGGATAGAGGTGGCCACGAGGACAATGCGGATCACGGAAGTGGCGGGCCGCGTCGGCGCGAGTGCCGAGCCGTAGGTGTTCAGGGTTTACACAGAGCGGGACGCGACACTGATGGTAGACAATCTTCCCCGCTGGTTTTGGTCCGTGTAGGTTCTCCCATGCCCATACGTGTGTGCCAATCTGACGGTTGACCGGGACAGTCAGAACGCCGTTGCCGTTGCTGTTCTTAGTGCCGGTCCAGAGCCAGCACCCTCCCGCGTCTGGGAGACAACTCGGCGCCGGACCATTCCTATCCACCTTCGGCCAGAACCGCTCTGCTGTTGGAAGACTTGGACTAGTCACGGTGTAGTAAAACAATACCACGGTCCCCGCGTGTACTTGCGCTATTGGAGTCCGGTTACTCTGAGAATCGTGGCTAGTGATGAAACCAAGGACGCTGCAGTGGCCGTTCAGGTCACCGATCAGCGCCAAGCCGAAGCCGCCGCCACCGGCCCTCCCACCGATGAGGAGACTCCGGGTGCGCGCGACAAATTCAGTCTCGCCCGGCTCCTTGACCCGGCCGATGGCCCGCAGATTCTCCGCCAGGAGTGGCATGTGATCGTCGGCGCCCTGTACGACGAGAGCCAGAAGATCCTCGAGGACGCCAAGCACGCGGAGACGGAGTTGACGCGCGGTCAGGCGCTCAAGAGGGTCGAGGCGTGGTTGAAGCGCGACGAGGTGAAGGTCTAACTCATGGCCGGCCCGTTCACACCTCCCGCCCGCCCCGCGCAGCCCGGCTCCTACACCGAATTCGTATCTCCCCCCAACGCAGCGGTCACTCCATCCCCCGGGTCGATTGTCGCGATCGGCGGCGTCCATACATGGGGGCCGTACCTATCGCCGCAGTTGATGACAAGCTACCAGCAATTCCAGGCCGTCTTCGGCCCCGACGACTCCGATCTACGGCGCGCCGTGTTCCAGGCCTTCCTCGGCGAAGGGGTGGCGGGCAAGGGTGGCGCCGGCGCTGTGCAGGTCTGCCGGATGGGCGCCTCGGGAACGATCGCGTCCTCGACACGCACATTGCAGAACACGGCCGGTACCCCCGCGAACGCGGTGACGTTGACCGCGAAGAACCCCGGCTCCCGCGGCAACAGTCTCTCCGTCACGGTCCGCGCGGGCGTCATTGGCGGCCAATCGCAGCTACTCATCTTCCTTGGTGGCACGCTCGTTGAGCTGTACAACTACACGAGCGCGAGCCTCGCGCCTCTGGTCGCGCAGATCAACGCCGTCTCCTCCTACGTCACCGCCACCCTCGTCCTCGACGGGACCGCACTGGCGCTCGTATCCAGCGTCGCGCTGACCGGCGGCCTAGACGGGTCGATGCTCGCTGGCGCTGACTACTCCGCCGCGTTCAACGCACTCAGCAAGGTCCCGTTCCGTGTCGTGGCGTTCGCGAACCTGACCGATCCGACGATCGTCGCGTCCGCGCAGGCGTGGGAGCAGACGCTGAACACCACCGGCTACCGCTGCAGTCTCGTACTCGGCGGCCTGATCGCGGAGAGCAACACGACTTCGCAGACCGCCGCGTCAAGTCTGAACGATCACAACATCGTCCGGCTCGGTCAGGGCACGATCACCGACTTCAACCTCGTGCCCGGCAGTCCGACGAACATCAGCACGGCACAGGGCGCCCCGAGAGTCGCGGGCGTGATCGCCAGCCGCGGCGAGCGGCGCGACTTGATCATGGCGCGGTTCGCCGGCTGGCAGCTCAACGCCGACTCCGCTACCAGTGCTGACATTGCGGCCGCCCCGACGTTTGGTCTGACGGTGCTTTCGGCGGATGGTCGCCAGGACGCGCCGGTCCGGATCGCTCAGGGGTGCACCACGTTCATCACCCCGACGTCCGCGACCGATCAGCGCAGCCCCCTCCTCTACGGCGGCGTCAACATCTACGGCAGCGTCAAGTACGTCGCGGTCATGCAGGGCTTCGAAATGGACCTGTTGACCGTCCAGGAGCAGACGGACGGGAACATCGGCGACCTCGACGTAAACGACCAGTCGCGCGCATATCTGATCGGCGAGGGCCGCAAGCTTGCTGATATGCGCGTCGCGAACGGTGCGATTCAACCCAAGCCGACCGTCGTGCTGGACACCACCACGTTCGGTCCGCCGAACGACAGTCAGGATTTCATTCCGATCATGTACGGGTTCGCGTTCAGCCCAACCCTACGCCAAATTTTCAACACGGTCAGCGTGAGCCTCAATGCCTGAGCAGCAGAGCCAGGGGACCTACAGGATTAACGGCCGCTACGGCTACGCGATCCGTAACGGCAAGCAGCTATTCGAGTGCACTGGCGTTACCGCCACCGTCGTCATCACCCAGATCGACGTGCCTCTTGCGGGTCTGAACATCAACGGCGTCAAGGACGGTGTCATCACTCGCACCGGCGGCCAGTTGATGATCCAGAAGATTGACTCCTACTGGGAGGACGACATCTACGGGTTCGTCGGCACTGACCTGAAGACGCTGCGGGCGCTGCGTGACGCCGGCCGGCCGAACATCCGGAATTTCAGCCTGCAGGTATGGCTTGACGATCCCCAGGCGCTCGGCGCTGAGGTGTGGCAGTTGGATGGTTGCAAGCTGTACAACATGCCGCTGGGATTCTCAACGACGACCGATCTCGAGTCGCGCACGTATGACATGCGGTGGGAGGCTGAGCGGCCTTTGCAGACGTTCGAGATTCAGGGCAACCAGACGGATCCCGTAACCGGGCTCCCGACTATTTCTTACACTCACTCACTCCAGTCCTAGCGGCGGTCAGCGCAATGCTGACCGACGCCGAACGGGTGCTAATCGAACTGAAATCGGTTCTCATGGAGCGGCCGTCGTGGGGTGCCGACCAGCTATTGGTGCGTATCGCTCGCCTCGAAGTGGAGCATCGCATCAGCCCCGACGAATACGAGATGTTCGTCCGCCGTTACGCCCACCACTTTGTTGACAGTTTCATGGGGCTCATGCCCCGTGCATCCGAGGAAGACGTTCCACTGACCGGCGATGGTGCGACATCGCTGGCGATGAGCCGCTCTCCTCACCTTCGCAGCAGTTCTAACCACTCGGAGGCATCATGCCCGCAGCATCAGCAGCATCCCGTCCTCAGCCCGTAGACGACGAGCCCGTCGAGGAGGTTCGCGGCGGCACAGAGGGGTTGATCGACAAGGCGGCCGGAGGAGAGTCACTCGCCGACGCTGAGGTTGACCAGCTCACCGAATACTTCCTTGGCGAGAACCGCGTCCGGCCGGGAGAGGCCAAGGACGACACCAAGACTCTGGCGGTGAACCTCGCGCCGACGGGGCCGCCGGTTGAGACGCAGTTCACGTTGCACTCAATCAGCTGGGAGATGTGGCAGACCTGTCAGCGCTCCGGAACTGATCGTCAGCGCGGCGAGGATGTCGTCAACCAGTTCAAGGTGGCGTCTTACGCGGTCGCGTTCGCGACGAGCAAACCTGATCTCGGCGCGATCCGAACCAGGATTCCGGAGGATCAGCGGCCCAAGGACACGGCCGAGCTTTTACGAGACTTCTTCGCAAGCCAGCCAGGCTCGCTGATTGACCTCCAGAGCGAGGTGTTGAAGCTGTCGCGGCTGTCGATGACCGAGTCGGCGGTCCGAGAAGTTGACACATCGGGAAACTGATTCGCGCCAAACGCGAGGCGTGGCTTTGCGTTCGCGTTTGGCGCTTAGGCGGCGGTGATTACCTTGAGTGCTTCCGGGCGTTCAACGGGCTCGATCGGGACTTACGTCCGATCGGGTATCCGGACGCTCGGCCTCAGCGCCCTCGTCTGCCTGCCTACCGGCACTTCATGTACGCGGCTGCGCAGTTCTACGACTCGATGCCCGAGGGGAGTTAGGAAGCGCTGATGGCTGCGCTAGACGTGCGTCCACCTCTCTCGGCGGACGATCCTGCCTACTACGGCTGGCGAGATCCCGTAACGCACGGCCAGGTTGCTGTATGTGATGGCGCCGCGGCGACCACGATGGCCGCTTCCCCCGGCGGCGTATTCAGCCCTGATCGCACGCACGGCTTCGTCGGTGACCTTTGCGAACGAGTGTCCGATTCCGCGCGGAACGTTGTTACGACCCTTAGTGTCTCGATCGACGGCGTTGTCAAGGGGCGTGCCAGCCCACAAGTGGGCCGGGTTTACGCACAAGGGTGTGTCGCACCGATGGAGCACCCAAAGACCTGGCGGTACGGATCCGTGAGCAAGTGCATAGGAGAGTCGATGCGTGGCACTTTCCGACGTGGGATTCTGCATCCGGCCGTAGTAGGCACGCTTAGACCCAGTCCAAAGCCAACACTTACCCAGATGCTGCATGTGGGCGGGAACTGCCCCGTCTGTGTCAACTTGCGCAAAGAAGCGCTCGGCGACCGAGCTATATCGCGGCTGCCCGCCGGTGGGGATCCCGTACTTGAGCCAGCGCTGGTAGTGAGCACGGCACCAGCCGCGACCCGTGGCCGGGGACGAGCACTCGTCAACAGAACAGATACGCTGCATCGCGTCAATCTCCTCAGTAGATTGGCCGGGCCCCGGACGTTCATGCGTCGCGGGGCCGCTTTCTCCCTGCATTCTACCGTGAGCGTGGCCTGAGATGGCTGCTTCGGTCGAAGGAATTTTCAGACTGGTTGATGAGGCGACGCCGGCGCTGCGCACGATGCGCGCGGAGGCGCTGAAGACGGAGGAGACGTTCGGGAAGCTCGGCGCGACCATGGATGCTTCCATGGCGAAAGGCGCTAAGGGCGTCGATAAGGCCGCTGCGTCCTCTGCGAAGGGTACGGCGGCGATGGATGCCAGCGGGGCCGCGGCTACCCGTAGCGCGGGGCAGCATGAGGCTGCGGCACGTCGTACGTCGAAGGCGTGGACGGACACGGGGTCGCACATGGTGAACATGGGGAAGGCCGTCACCGCCGGGTTGGCGGGCGCGGCGTTGGGAGCGATCGATCTGGGCGTGAAGTTCCAGCGGATGACGACGCAGTTCTCGACGCAGGCGGGCCTATCAACGAAGGCTGCGGGTGAGCTGTCGAAGGGCATTTTGAACATGGCGGCGTCGGTGGGGCAGACCCCGAATGAGCTCGCCAGCGGCATGTATCACATCGTGTCATCGATGGACAATCTGATCCCGAAGGCGCATCGGACGCAGGTGGAGCTCGGGGTGCTTCGGGATTCGGCGAAGCTGGCGGCGGTCGGTCACTCGAATCTGACGGAGACGACGTACGCGTTGTCGTCGGCGATGAACGCGCTGGGGTTGCACGGGGTGGGGGGTGCGAATCAGGCGATGAAGGAGTTGAACGCGATCGTCGGTACGGGCGATATGCACATGCAGGATTTGATCAGTTCGATGGCGTCGGGGATCATTCCGGCGGCGCGGACGTTTGGGGTGAGCTTGCATTCGGTGGGCGCGGCGTTGGCGTACATGACGGATCGTGGCGTTCCGGCGGAGCAGGCCGCTACTCGTTTGCGCATGTCGATCGCCCTGTTGGGCGCGCCGACGAAACAGTCGACGCACATTCTGACGGCCCTGGGGTTGAGCGCGGGTGAGGTGCATACGCGAACGAAGGCGATGTCTGACGCGTTGACGAAGAGCGGCGTGACGACGGTGAAGCTGGGCGCTGATCTGCGCAAACCGGACGGCATTTTCGTGGCGTTGCAGGATCTGAAAAAGCATCTGGAGGCTGCGGGCGTGAGCGCGGGGGATCAGGCGACGATTATCGCTCGTGCGTTCGGTGGTGGCCGGTCGGGCGGGACGATCATGGCGCTCTACAACAACCTTGACGTGGTGCGTAGCAAGTATGCGCAGCAGTCGAAGGTGATCAACAGTTTCGATAATGCTTGGACGTTGACGCAGCAGACGCTCGGGTTCCGGTTGAGTCAGGCGAAGGCGGGCGTGGAGGCGTTGGGGACGCGGCTGGGTTTGATCTTGATCCCGTATGTGGAGAAGGGGATTACGGAGTTCACGAAGCTCGCGCACTGGTTTGGGCAGAACAAGGTGGCGGCGGAGGCATTGGCGGGCGTGATTGGCGGGGTGATGGTCGCGTCGGTCGTGGCGTTGGGCGTGAACGTGACGCGCCGGGTTGGGGGCGCGACCCTGGAGTTCTTGAAGCTAGGGAAGGCGATCGGTGCGCTGCCAGTGAAGGGAGCGCAGGGGATCGGGAACCTGTTCCGTGGCGGCGGTGGCGTCGCGGCTGCTGCGACGGCGGAGACGGCTGCTAAGGGCGGTCCGTTGGGCGCGGCCGAGTCGATGCTGTCGGGCGGGATTGGTGGCATCCGGACGCCGGGGATGATGCCGGGCACGTTGGAGAATCCTCTGGCGGTGGTGATGGCATCGTCGGCGGTGGGCACGGGCACAGCGGGCCCGGGCGGTATCGGGAAGGCCATGACGGCTGAGGAGCAGCACTTGGCGGCGCAGGGGGGGGTCGTCCCCGCGAAGACGGCCGCGGCCACGGTGGAGAAGGCGGCGGCGGGTGGATTGATGTCGCGTGGTGCTGGTTTGGCGGGCGCGGGCATGATCGGCATGATGGGCGTCGGAGCCTCGCAGCTCGCGGGAGGTTTGATCGGCGGGCATACCGGGAGCACGGTCAGCAAGATCGGCACGTACGCGTCGGTGGGTGCAGCGGCGGGCTCGCTGGTCGGTCCGGAGGGCGCGATCGTCGGTGCGATCGGTGGCGCGCTCGTCGGCGGCCTGACCTCGCTGTTTCACAGCAAGTCGTTCGGCGAGAAGGTCGCCAGTTCGCTGCCGAGGGGGGTGGGTGGCGCGCAGCGCGGTGCTGTGCAGAGCACGATTGCTTCATCCATTGATGCGGCAAACCAGATTGAGACACGAGCACGCACTCGCACGATCGCTGGAGGGTCTGGAGGTCGCGCGGGCGGTCTATCCGGCAGGGGCGGGGGCGGAACTCAAAGCATCGACTACCAGGTCAAGTTCTCGCAACTTAGCGCGGTGCAGCAGCAAGCCTATCTAGTGCAGGCCAACAAGGGCGGTATGGCGTACGCCAAGACATTCGAAGCCGGCATGAACCAGTACAAGTTCCAGGACGAGCCGACCATGTTCGCGAATATACGTAAGAGCCTTGGGACGCTCCCGGTGCAGTTTCAGGCGTATGCGGTGCAGTCAGCTGTGAAGTTCTCGCAGGGCTTGGAGAATCAGGGTCGTCTGGCTAAGGGCAGTACCAAACTATTCCTCAAGCAGCTCGAGAGCGAGTTCCCGGGGTTTGAGAGGTACCTGGGGATTGCAGCTAACGCGTCGTTGGCGACGTTCAACAAGGCCCTGAACTTCTCCAACACGGAGAAGAACGTGAAGGCGCAGCTCGACAAGATGCGCGGCGACTTTCCGGCGGTCGCGGCAACGATGGATCACACGGCCGGGAGCATCGAGCAGAAGTCCCAGGCGGTCGTCGGGAGCCTGGAGACGCTGGCATCGGGGACGGGCAAGTCGGCGCAGCTGGCGCGCGCAGACCTGAAAGCGCTGCGTGCCGCTAACGAGGCGGACTTCGATGCGATGGTGAACAAGACGACGGCGAGCGCTGGTGATATGAGCGACGCGGTGCAGAAGGGGTCGGCGTCGGCGTATCAGTCGGGCGCGTCGAACTTCCAGAAGCTGCAGGCAGCGATCGCGACCTCGGTGGCGGGGAGCACGAACGCGGTCGCGAAGGGTTTGGCGATGATCGCGCAGGCGCTCAACGCGCAGTTGAAGGCGTTCGGGGAGAAGCCGTTGTCGGTCGCGCAGATCAAGGGACTGTCGCCGGGGCAATTGGCGGCGGTCGCTTCGGGTCAGGTGTCGTCTGGGGCGGCGGCGTCGCCGCATGCGAAGGGTGGTCGTATCGCGGGTCCGCCCAGGGGGGATACCACGCCGATCCTGTCGAGCGGCGGGAATCTGCTTGGGATGGCGGACGGTGGCGAACTGATCGTCAACCGGCATACCGAACGGAAGGTCGATTCGCTGCTCGGGGCGTTCGGGACGCGCCTGTCGGGAATGGTCGCGAACGAGACGACGCCGCATTCGATGGCGTTCGCGAAGGGCGGCCGGATACCGGGCGGCGCTGGCGGCTACGTGTTCCCGTACGGGCCGGGCCTGTCGCAGGGGCGCACGGACATGGGGACGGACTGGACGGGCGCTGGAAACATTGCGGCCATTGGCGATGCTCGTATCAACATGGCAACACCGCAGGGCGGGAACACAGGCTGGCCGGGGGCGGGCACTTCCGCCGGTGGCGCGTTCATCAACTATCAGTTGCTGAACGGGCCAGACGCGAACCGGTACGTTTACCTTGCGGAGAATATTGACCCGACCGTGCATGTCGGCCAGAACGTCAAAGCGGGTCAGGTCATCGCGCATGCGCGAGGCGCGTATCCGTTTACCGAAATGGGATGGGCAGCCGGGCCGGGGCAGTCAACGGAAGCCCAAGCATCGGGGAATACCGGGGATGCCAGCCATGGCAACAGTCCGGCTGGCATTGCGTTCACGAGTTTCGTCACGGGCCTCGCGCACGGCAAGCTTGTCGGCGGCGGTGCCGGCGGTGCGATGGGCGCCGGCCCTGCGCCGATCAAAGCTCCGCAGGTCGGCGGGCATGGCGTGTTCGCGCTGCTGGACAATGCGGCGTTGACGAAGGCGGCGGCGGCCGCTACCGCGTACGCGGCGGCGCACGCTCCCGCGGGTGGCAGCGGTGGCGGTAGTTTCACCGGAACGCTCAATGGGCCCGTCGCGCATCAGGTGGCGCAGTTCATGGGCGCGGCGGGCTTCGACAAGATGGCGATCGCGGGCATGCTCGGCAACGCGGCGCAGGAGTCGAACCAGAACCCGAACACCCCGGGCGGCGGTATGTGGCAGCAGATCTCGAACTTCGGGTCGGGTACCGGCGGGTCGCTGCTTCATCAGATGCAGACGATGCTGCCGCAGATCCAGAGTCTGAAGGGGTCGATGAACTCGGCGGGCTCCCCGGGCGAGGCCGCGACGATCTTCATGAACCAGTTCGAGCGGCCGCTCGCATCAGCGGCCAATCTTCCGCACCGGATCGCGGCCGCGAACGCGGCGATGGCGGCCGGCTACGCGACCGGCGGACGAGTTGGCTGGGGTGGCTGGAATGCTCGCGGCGGGGATTTCACCGTCAACCGTCCCACCGTGTTCGGCGCCGGCGAGTCAGGCCCGGAACGCGTCACGATCAAACCGCAGCACGCATCCGCGACTGCTACTGCTGGTGGCGTGCAGATCACCGTGAACATCGCGAACATCGACAATCACCGCGAAGGTGACATTGCGCAGATGATCCACCGCGAAATCCAACGCGTCGCGCACGACATGGAACACGAGCATCACGGCGTCCCGATGGAATCCGACCTCAGCTTGCTGCGATGAGCTCATCGTCGTCACCGCACAAGGGGTCCGTCAAAGCGGGGCAAGGTGCCGCCAAGACGGGCGCGCGCGCTATCACGCACGAGCCGAAGGCGAACAGCAAGGACGGGACGTACCGGTCCGATGCGCCGTTTCGCAGCACCGCTGGCCTCCGCGTCACCCTGTCCGCAGTCCGCGGTATCACCACTCCGGGATATTTGACGGTCCCGTTTCGCTTTCAGTGCCCGCCGATCGCCGATCTGCAACGCGACCTCGAAACGCCTTGGCCCTCGTATCAGACCCTGTCGCTCGGAGCCAGGTCCAGGTCGCAGGGCGCGTCACTGCAGCAGTGGCCCGTATCGACCCTGTTCGTGTGGGATAACGAGTCGTTCGTGGTATGGACCGGCACCCACTCGCATCATCCCAACGCTGTCAACGGCGTGTTCGAGCCGCAACTGTTCATCGAGGAGCTCGAGCACATCGCGCACGGCAATCTCATTTTCCGGCTGGTGATCGCCAATCCGGTCATCTGGGGTGCTCGGACGATGGTCAGCTCGTTGGCGAACATCGTCAGCATGCAGCCCCGCCAGCCGGTCGGGGAGATCGGCACGGAGTACATGGTCATCACCTTCCAGGAGTTCCGGGAGGTGACGATCGGCGAGAGTCGGCGCAGCAACCCGAACTTTCAGGCGCACACGTATCAGACGAAGACGACCGACACGCTCTACGACATTGCGCGTAAGGAGCTGGGGAAAGCGTCGGATTGGCGCCGGATCGCAGCAGCGAACGGGATCAAGAACGTGAACCCGAGCGACATCGGCGCTCTCCAGGACTGGCTGCTCAAGCATCACAAGACGTCGATGAGAGTTCCGACGGTTCGACGTCATGAAGCTAAGCCGAAGACGCGGCGATGACGGGGCGTGCATCTCAGGCGGGGTCGACGCGAGCTAAGAAGCAGGCCGCGCCGTTCCCGCCAACGACGGCGCAGAACTATTGGCAGCCGCGAAGCGTCTCCCACATTTTCGACAAGGAGACGTTTCGCGCGACCGCGTACCGCAAGGATCGCCCGAACCTGATCTTGGATCCGTTGATGGATCAGTTCAACTGGCAGCGGACGGGCGCGAGCCCGCGGACGGGGACCGTGGATTTCTATCGCCCGTTGGGGTTGCAGGAGGCGGAGATCATCGCGCAGGCGGATCAGATCGGTATTGACGTGTCGCTGTCGGGGCCGCAGGGCCCGTGGTTCGGGCTGCTTCGAATGGCGGTCTCAAACCCGCAGGAGTCGGTGGTCGCCGGGACCGTGAACCTGAATCTCGAGACGGTCTATATCGCGACGATCATCAAGTCAAAACGCGATTGGCGCTATGGGAAGGACGCTCAGCATCCGCGAGGCTGGTCCGCACGCCAGATCACATTGGACGTGTGTAAGCAGGTTGGCTGTCCCATCGGGCCGATCCCGGCATCGAACACGTATCTGCCGTCGATCGTGGACAAGGCATCGTCAGGATATGACGTGATCATCAAGGCGTGGCAGGCCGACCGGAAGATCACGGGACGGCGGTACATCATCGACGATCCGGTCGGCGCGTTGCAGGTCACGGAGGTGCTGCCGACCGCCCCGAAATATGTGCTGCCGTTGGGGCCGGCGATCGCGGAGGCGGTCCTGTCGTCGTTCGGCGGCAAGAACTTCTATTCCGCTGTCCTCGTCCACGGCCATAGCGTCAAGACGACATTGCGGACGACGACCTCTCCCGTGAAACACAAGACGCACTATCACTTCTCGCACACCAAGCCTCCGATCCAAGCATTGGTGGAGGATCAGGACCGGATCGCCCGCTACGGGTATCTGCAGAAATCCATTGTCGCTCCGAAGGATCTGACAACCACCGCCGAGTTGCGGAAATACGGCCTGCAGTTTCTCGCGCGCCAGGCCGCACCGCAACCGTCGATCGAGGTGACGCATCCGGGTGTTCCGTGGGTTGATGTCGGGACCGCTGCGATGCTCGACATTCCCGACCTGCAATTCCACAATCTCGTGTACGCCCAGTCCGTGTCGCATTCAGTCGGCGCCGGGCAGTATGTGATGGACGTGACGTGGGCGCACAAGGATCCATGGCTGTCAGACGCGTCAGCGACCACGTCAGCGAACAAGCGCGCACGTGGCCTGCATACGGTGTCGGGGTCACACAACCTGTCGAAGTCCGCCCGTCCCGTCACCACCAGATCCAAAGTGCATTCCGGAAGCCATCATCACTGATGGCACTGGTCGGCAACATTCGGGTCGGGACCGTCGGCTCCGCAGCATTGCAGCCCAACGCGATCTACTTCATCGCCGATCAGACACTCTTGGTGGCGCAGGCGTTCGCGTCGTGGGGAATCAACGTCGACGGGATCGGCGCGGGAACCGCATTGTTGCGCGGCGTGATCTACAACGACTCCGGCGCACTCGTCCAGGTAGGCGACGAGATCGCCGTGCCCGGCAGCAGCCCGGACGCGTGGGTGACGCTGCCGCCGCCGGACCTGTCGAACGTCACCCTCGCGGCGGGCGGGTATCGCCTCGGGGTGTGGGTCGGCGGGAACCCCAACGCCGTCGCGGTGAGCGAAGTAGCGAATGTTGTTGGCGGTCTGCTGGACGGCGGCACCCCGACCTCGACGTACACGACGACGGTGGACGGTGGAACGCCGTCGTCCACGCCCGTGGACGTGATCGACGGCGGCACGCCCTACTCCGGCGAATACGGGACGACGGGAACCGTGGTCGGTGTCGCTGCCGCCTACTCGTCGACCGGCAATCCCCCGAGCGTGCTCGCCGCGATGCCAGCGACCGACATTGCGCTCTACGGCACCACGTTCGATCCATGGAGCGCCCCGGCGAACGTCGACGACATGTACAACGGCCGGCTGCCGTGGGAGCTCTCCCAGCGCGTCCTGAGCTTGGGTAGCGTCCCGCGCAATCTCCCGCCGACGGTGCAGGCAGCGACGTGTGGATGGCATGGCGTGAACTTCGATCAGGAGACCGGCGCGTTCGCGATCGCTCGCAACGGCGGCCTCGCGGAAGACCTCGTCGGCGAACGCGTGCTGGTAGTCCGCCGCCACGGCGTGTACGTGCGATTCGTCGCCGTGTACTGCTATTCGCAACGCAACTTCCCCGTCGAGGTGCACGACGAGGACATTTCCCTGACCCGCCGTGCCTACATTGAGTTGGCATCGTGGGCTGACGACACCGCCACCGTGGATCTGACGATCCTGCCTGCCGTCGCCCCGGCAGTCCCGGCGCTTGCGATAGCCGCACCTAGCGGTGGCGGGGTGCCCACTGGCGGCGGCGGGCTGCCCGGACCGGTCGGCCCGCCCGTCGTCATCGGCAGCGGCGGCATACCCGCTCCCGTGGCCCCGCCGGCGGTCGTCTGATGGCCGCCACCCCGGAACGCGCAGTTGGTAGAACCACGGAAGGTACCCGCCGCGAAGCTGCGCGCGCGATGGTACGCGGCATGCAACCGGTAGTTACGAAGCACATCGCTAAACGCGGCCGTGACATTCTGCGCGCCACCCTCACCAGCATCTCGGGCACCGCCCCGTACCGCACGTTCACCGCCGACGTGCACGGCTATCCGAACATCAACGTCGGTGACCACAATGTGACGTTCGGACAGTGGGTCAGCCAGTACGACGTGCAGTACGGCCTCACCACGAAGGATAACCTGATTCTTGTGGAGATCGCCGAGGATGACTACATCGCCATCGACGTGGAATCTGACACGCCACTACGCGCGTGGCGGTTCCTCGACGACGCGCTCGCTGAGGATCTGAACAGCATCGAAACCGACTGATGAGCACCTCAACCCCGAACACGCCGCAGCTCACTCCGACCGTCAGCGATCCGCCCGATCCCGCGTCTGAGATGACATTGCAGGAGATGCTCGCCGACCCCGTCGTCCTCGAGCCGCAACTGCCCGAACCGACACCGCTGGGCCGGTCCTACGCGTTCGATTTCACGCAGGGGCGTCTGATCCCGGGCGCGAACGGCGGGGTGCTCATGACGTACGGCGTCGACACGCTCAAAGCTTGGGAGAGGAAGTGTCTCGCGACAGATCGCGGAGCCGCGCCCGTACACAAAGCGAACGACTTCGGATTGGATGGCGCGTACGAGCTGATTGACGGGTCGACGTTTGAGGCGTCCACGATCGCCGGTCTGGAGGATTCGGTGCGCGACGCGATGAAACTCCATCCTCGGATCAGCGACATCACCGATTTCGCGATCCAGTACGACGACGGGTCGATCAGCGGCGTTCCGGATGATGCCGCGTTCGTAAGTTTCACGGTCGTCGTACAAGGCGATGACGTCGACTCGTTCTCAGTCGTCCGGTACCCGTTGACATCACCGTCGCCGGCGCAGGGAGATGTTGACCTATGAGCAGCGTCGACTACCTTCAGCAGCAATTTCCGCCCCTAATAATTGAAGCCTTAGAGTCAATTCTCGGCCGCCTGATAACTGACGCGAACGCCGGGCTCGCGCCCACCGACCCGCAGCTACTCGACCTCACCGCCGGTTCGATCGCTAACGACATGTTCGTCGCGGCCAGCATCGAACTGGACCGCCTGTGGGATTTCGCCGCGAACGAAGTACCGCGCACCGGCATCCCCACCCTCGCGCAGGGCCCCTACCTGGATTCGTGGGCCGAAGCGGTCAAGCTCGCCCGCAAAGACCAGGCCGCCGCGACCGGGCAGGTGACGTTCACCGGCGATGCCGGCACCATCCTGAACGCCGGCACGAAAGTATCGACCGAGGCGACGGAACCCGACAGCGACCCGCAAGTGTTCACCAGCATCAACGGCGCGGTCATCGACAGCAGCCTCGGCATTCCGGCGGGGGGGACGGTCGCGCAGGGCGTCGCGACACTGAACGTGGTGGCGGACGAGCCGGGCGCGGCGGGGAACGTGCTGGCGAACACGATCACGCTCGTGCTCTCGATCACGGCCGGCGTGGCGTCGCTGACGAACACGGCTCCGACGGCCGGCGGGGCTGACGTGGAGTCCGATGATCAGTTGCAGGTCCGGGTGGGGCAGGCATTGGCGGGCTCAGAGGGGTCGGGCACGATCAGCGACTATGAGCGGTGGCTGCTCGCGGAGCCGAGTGTCGGGTTCGTGACCGTCCAACCGTGCTGGGCAGGGCCGACGACGGTCCGGAATCTCATCACTGATGTGAACAATAATCCGTTCACGTCGCCGGCGTTCGTGACGGCGTTGCAAGCCAAGTACGATCCGACGCCAGGTATCGGCGCGGGGGTCGCACCGATCGGACATTTCGTGACGATCGCAACACCGGTCGCAGCGGGCGTGAACGTCGCGGCGTCGGTGGCGTTCGAGCCGGGGTTCAGCTATGACGGCACCGGTGGCACGCAGGCGTTGCGGGCGACGATCACCGCCGCCATCCAAGCGTATGTCACGAGCTTGGCGGCCGGGGAGGACCCCATCTACTACAAGGTCGCGGCGGCAATCATGGACGTCGAAGGGGTAGCGAACCTGACAGCGCTGACGTTGTGGCTCTCAACGACGTTGACCGCGCCAGCGATCATCGGGGCGACGTCGCTGGTGGTCGCGAACAGTGACGGGTTCACGTCGGGCGAGTCGGTCGCGATCACCGGATCGGCATCGGACACTAGGACGCTGTCTGCGGCGCCGGCGGATCAGACGCACCTGACCATCGGGTCGGGGTTGACGTACGCGCACGCGGCCGGAGACGCGGTCTCAGCGCCGGCTGTGAGCACGGACCTGACGGTCGGTACGGCGGATCAGCCGGTGTTGAACACGGTGCTCCTCTCATGAGCATCAGTGAGCCTTTGGCGATCAGCGAGAACCTGACCCCGACCGCCGCCCGCATTTTCGACAGCTTGCCAGCCTACTTTTTGGGGGAGCCGACGCTGACCCGGATCGTGCAAGTGCTCGCGAACGAGTTCGATCGCGTCCAGGCGTTCCTCGTTGCCGTCCAGAACGGCCTCGTCCCGTTGCTCGCCGACGATGAGTTTCACATGCTCGGGATCTGGGAGGCCGTGCTCGGCCTTCCCGTCGAACCGACCGTCAACATCAGCATCCGTCAGCAAACGATTCGCGCCGCCCTGCTCAGGCGGTTCGTGATGCGCGCCGTCGACTGGGAAGCCGACATGTCAGCCATCCTGGGTACGGACGCATGGTCACACCAGGAAGGCGTCCCCGCGCCCGGCATAATGACACTGACGCTGCCGTACGAGCCATCGACGTATGTGGGTGGGCTGGTCCTGTTGTTTTGGCGGCAGATCACCCCCGCGAACTATCAGCTCAATCTTGTCTATCAGGGCCATTGGATTGTCGGTATCTCCAAGGTCGGCGACGTGATCTAAGGTGACACCATGAGCGAGGACACTCGAGGGCTCGCATACGACGTACCGGTTGGCGCATGGTTCTTTCAAGCGGTGCAGGAGATGCTGTCGGGCGGCGCCATCCAATTCCAGTTGACCTACAGCGGGCATACGATCACCGTCCCCGCCGGGCCCGGGGATGCGCAAGCATCAATTTCGATCACCGGCCTGTACCGGTGGATCACGAGTCCGGCAAGCGTCCCGGTCTCCGGCACCGCCGGCGAATACGACATTTACGCGACCGCCGCGACAGCGAACAGCTACGTCAGCAACGCGGATGCCACGAACCGCACGTTCGGATTGGCGACCGTCGCTCACGGCGCCAGCGCCCCCGGCAGCGTTCACGCGGCAAGACTGGTCGGCAACTGCCAGTTCGACGGAACCAACATCGTCGCGTTGACGCAGACAGTGCCGCCCACGCCCACGTCGCCGTCAAGTTCGATCGTGAAGACGTGGGCGGACACGCGGTCCTACACGTTGCCGGACGACACCATCCCGAGCTCCACCGCGCTGCTGGTCGCTCGTTTCCCGATTAAGATCCTTCCCGGCCAGACCGCGACACTGTACGGCGCTGACCACCTGTGCAGCGTCCGGGGAGGCACCGCCTCGGTCTTCCAGGTTCAGACTGACACCGCGACGCACGGAACGCTCGCGGCCGTTTCCGGCCTCACTGCCCTATCTCCGACAATCGGCGCGTATGTCGAGGTTCCCGCCTCGGCGCCTGTTGCGCTCAACAACGGCGACCAGGTGGCGATTCTCGCGACGACACCGGGGAACAGCAAGGGCGTCTCGGTCGCCCCGACGATCATCTACACCGACTGATCATGCCTCCGCTGCTCGTCGGCGCGACGTACACGTTCACCGAAGACAACAGCGCCAACAGTATCCCGCTAACACCGCCCGGGATCCTCGCCGGCGACCAACTGTTCCTGTACGCGAGCGTGTTCCAGGGGCAGATGCCCGCGGTGGCTGGCTGGACGCTCGAAGGACAGGATCCTTTCTACGGCGGCGGGAACGTCGCGCTCTACTACCGCCAAGCCACGGGCGGGGATACTGCACCCACGTTCCCGTTGAACGCCGAGACGAGCCTACCGCTTGAGTACGTGTCGTTCGCTGCCTACCGGAATGTGGCTTCTCCGTCGGCGTTCACCGGCACGTTCAACGGCGACTACATGAACGCCACGTTCAATGGTGGCGGTTACAACCACGAGAACACGGCTGCGCTGCCGCCGATCAACGTGCCCGCATCGAACTATGTGATCGCGGTCATCCAACCGGGCGGTAACCCCGACCCGCTGTATGGGACGCTGCTGCCGGGTCCGGGGTTCACGTTGGACGGGACGGGCGGTAGTGGCGACGCGGCGTGGATCTGGATGCACACCGAGCAGGCGGTGAGTGGCCTGGTGACTGCGAGCACGCGGATTGGTCCGAGTCTTGGGGGCGCGAGCTACGGTTCAAACCCGTGGGGGCAGGCGATGGTCGTGGCGGGCTTGGGTGCCGGTAGCCGGTCCACGATGCTTATGTAGTGGCCTGTCAGTGCCATAACATCGGTGGGGTGAACTGCGAACAGGAGACCCGATGGCACTGCATTTAGGCAAGCTTCCAGCAACGAAGGACGAGCGGGACCTGAAGCTGGAGGACTACCTTGACTTGAGTGGTGTGGTTCACGTTCCATGGAATTTGGGGCACGAGAATAAGATGCCTCTCCCCAGGCAGGTTCTAGGGAACGGGCCCGACCCATCCGTGGCCCCTAATTTTCAAGGGGCCGGTGACTGCGTGTTCGCGTTCATCGCCAACGCCCTCCGGCTGGCGTGCGGGATGGCCGGCAAGCCAATCCCGCCGATCACCGGCAAAGAAGCAATCGCCGCCTACAGCGAAGTCACCGGCTACGTGATCGGCGACGACTCAACCGACCAGGGCACCGACATGCGGACCGCCTTGAACTGGTGGCGGACCACCGGCTTTCAGGACGCGGACGGCGTGCGGCATAAGCTCGGCGCGTTCGTGTCGATCCCGGCGAGCAACCATCGCGCGTTCTTCCAAGCGCTATGGCAGCTCGACGTTGGCGTTGGCCTCGGCATCCAGTTTCCCGCGTCGGCGATGAGCCAGTTCAACCAGCGGCAAGTGTGGAAGGTCGTGCCGGGCAGTCCGATCGAGGGCGGTCACGCAATCCTCTTGGACGCGCGCCGGCAGTGGCCGAAGGTCGAGACGTGGGGGCGCGATCAGGACGTGTCCGAACCCTTCCTCGAGAAGCTGACCGACGAAGCGTGGGCAATTCTGATGCCGGAGATTCTGACCGGCGGCATGTCCCCCGAGGGTTTGAACGTCGACCAGTTGAACGCCGATCTGAAATCGCTCGGCGCCTAACCCTACCTAGGAGAACCGCAATGCCTACACCGTCTCTCACTACCGCGTACATCCTCGCTCTCGTCGCTACGGTCGTCGCTCTTGCGCTCACGCAGGGATTCATCACGGACAGCACAGCGAAGCTCGTCACGGGCCTAGCTGCTGCTTTCGTTCCGGTCATCCTCGCGCTCGCCCACGCGTTGTTTCATGGGCGCGTTCAGGCCGCGAAGATCCACGCCGGTTCGGTCTCGGGTCCTCCGGTCGCGTGATTCGGCCGCTGCTGATGTTCGTGTGCTTGCGTCGACTTCGGCGCTCGTATCCGGAGCTGTTCGATCCGGCAGCGGCGTTGGCTGCGGTTGAAACGGCGCTCGCTCAGACGATCAGGGAGTAGCCCGCTTCGTCTAGAATTGGGAGTACATAGAAGCGCCCCCGCACCTGCGGTAAACAGGCCGGGGGCATGGCCGACACGAATGGAGCGTATCGACATGGCGGAGCCTACCGTTGACTACGAAAAGTACCTGAGGTCCGGGGCATGGGCACGACGCAAGCACGCAGCCCTTCAACGCGCAGGCCATCGCTGCCAAGTCTGCAACAGCCAGCGACGCCTCCATGCCCACCATCGCACGTACGAACGTTTAGGTGACGAGGCTCCGGCTGATCTGACCGCTCTCTGCGAACGCTGCCATCGCCTCTTTCATAGCGTGGTACCGCAACCACGCGAACGAGAGCGCACGTTCAAGGAGTTTCAGCTGGCTGCTGCGGCGATTCC